CGCCGCCGCCGTCCGAGGACAACAGCGTGACGTGATAGACCACCTTCTCCTTGTCCTCGAATAGCTTGGTCACTGTCGCCGCATCTGCCATGGTGCTCTCCTTGAGTGAATTACCTGCCGCCGATGAGGTTCAGCGACGTGCGTGCCGGAGCGTTCGCGCTGCCGCGATCGGCCCGATATTCGGCCGCATAGATGGCGGCCTCGAACTGGTTGCTGGAGTACTCGACCAATTCCGGTGCCGACCAGTCCTTTTTTGGCTGCGCGTAGAGCTTGGCCAGGACGCCGGCGGCGATCTTGTCTTGGTAGAGGTTGTGGAACTCGTCGGGGTAGGTCGTCGCCGACTGCGACGGCCGCAGGGCCAGCCTGACGCGCAGCGTTCCAGCTTCGTCCGGTACCCGGCGCAGCCCGATCTGCGTCGTGCCGACCACCACGGCCGCGCTCGGGCTTCCTGCCTCGGTATCCCGTAGCGGCGGGATAGAGCCCGGATCCGGCGTGTCGATCTCGACGTCATCGAGCTCGGCCTGCAGCAGCCAGGCGATCTCCATGCCGGTCGGCAAATCGGAAACCGTGTAATCGGCCGTGCTGGCCACCACGGCAATGTCGGCCGGCGTGAAGCGATAGGCGCGTGACCGGTTGCAGAACTCGACGACGGTCTGCAGGATGGCGTCGTCGACCATCGGCAAGGGGCAGCCCGGGACATGCGGCTGCACCTTGGGCCGCAGCGCGGTCAGCGCGGCCATGGTTTAGTCGGCCTTCTTTTCGGCGCGGGCGAACAACTCGGTCCGGATGCGTTCGCGCAACTTGTCGGCGCCGATGTTGGGGTGGAACTCGATGGCGTTCTGCTGGGCGAACTCCATCAGTTGCGGCCTGTCCAGCGTCGGCAGAAGCTCGTCGAGCGTCGGCGCCGGATTGACGGGGGTTCCTGCCTCGCCTTGCGGCGTGCCGGCGCCTTCCGTGCCGTTCGCTGTCGGCTCGCCGGCGCCACCCGCTTGCGGTGTTTTGCCGGCGTTCTCGGCATCGGTCAGCATGACCTCCGTTGGGACAATCGCCAGCCGGACGGTGCCCTCGCGGTAGGCGGCTGCCTCTTCCGCGGTAGCCATGTAGGTGATCGGCGTGCGGCCGTCCTCGGCCTGCTCGGCTGTCTTCCGCTCGGCTTCGAGATCCAGGCTGTGATTGGTCATCAGCGACAGCACTTCGCGGCGAATCTGTACCTCGTCCTTGCCGTCGGTCTGCACCACGCGATCGAGCTCGCGACGGGCGAAATGCACCATCTGCTCGACAGTCATGGCGTTGAGATTGACGAAGGCGGCGACGTCATGCTGCTTGTTCATCGCGCGGCCCTTGCCCATGGTCAGGAAGGTGCCGCCATCCGCTGCAATCGGGGCGATCGCGAACGAATCCGTGTGCACCAGCAGCGCCTTGGCCAGCAATCCGCCGAAGTTATGCACCTGGCCGGGAAGCCATACCGCGCCGGTCTTGCAAACCGTGTCCTCCTGCCGGTCCTTCTTTCCGACATAGCGGATCCCGACGATCTGGTTGTTCATGTAGGTTCTCCTGTAAGTGAAACGGGCGACCCCGAAGAGCCGCCCGTCTCGGTGCTGCTGGCTTCGCCTGTTACTGGACGCCCAGCGCTTCGCCTTCGACCTTGGCGTAGATCGTGCCGGTGGCGGCTTCCGTAGCGGCGCCGGTGCCGAACACGATGGTCAGCCACGAATCAACCTCGACCCGATAGGGCGGGAAGATTTCGTAGGTCAGCGTCTCGGCGTTCTGCCCCCAGGCTCCGTCCGCCTTGATCGCGGTGTCGGCGCCCGAAACGGCGGCGCTGCCGTCGCAGGGCGTGAAACCGATCTTGGCGGTCAGGCTCGGCGAGCCGTTGCTGTCAAGCTCCGTGGTCTTGGTGACGACGCGATGCACATCCGTGCCAGCCGGGACACGAACGAGCTTGACGATATCCGCGGCATCGATGTCGGCGTTGGTGACGGCGACGGAATCGACGAACACGGAATTGTTGCCCCCGTCGCTGGAATACGCGGGGTTCTTGCTGGTGCTGGTAACGGTACCCATGTGGAGACTCCTTGTAGATGGGGTTGCCGCCGACGAGGCTTACGCCGGCGGCTTACTGCGGGTTGATCAGGAGACGGACAGCTTCACCGCGACGTCGACCGCCAGGACACCGTGATCCGTGGGGATCTTGGCGCCGGTCGAGTCGGGCACGTTGAAGCGAACCTTGGTCGCACCCTCCACGCCGAAGACTGCGAACTCGGGCTCGCGCTCGAAGTTGTGCAGCTTTTCAGCCCAGGAGTAGTGCGTACCGCTGGCGGCGTCCTTGCCGTAGGCGTTGGCCAGCGCCTGCGCACCCAGCACGACGCAGCGCTCGACGGCGTAGCCTGACGTCAGGCCGGTATTGACCTGTTGCGCGGTTTCCGTTGCCGTCGCGGCGTTGGCCGACGTGATGATCTTGGCGTAGTCGCTGGGCAGGAAACGGATTGCCCGGCTGATCTTCTTCACCAGGATGCCGTTCCACATGCCGACCTCGCCGCGGAACAGCGGATGCTTGCTGCCGTAGGCCGCGCGGGTAATCGCGTTCTGCTGGAAGGCGCGCAGGGAGCCCTCGGTCAGCAGCTGCGAATACACGTTCGGCGGGACCAGCATCACCCACATCGGATCGTCGCCAGCCGCGGGGTCATCGGGAATCTGGACCGGCTGCAAAGTCAGTTCCAGGTTGTCGATGATGTTGCGGATCTGGTCGATGTGCGACAGCGTGAGATCGTCGGTCGAGGCGATCGAGGCCAGTTGCGCGCCGCCTTGCGTCAGACCGGTGCCGTTGACGACGTAGTGGCGGTTGTAGGTCGGCGCCAGGATCGGATTGACCATGATGTCGGCGAAGTCCGCATCGCCGCCGGACGAGGCACCCGAGGCGAACTGCAGCGGAACCACCCAATCGTTGCCGTTGACCTGCCCGCGGGCGCCGGCCAGATGGCAGAGCGTGCGCTGTTCGAAGTAGCGCGCGGCCAGACCCACGGCCTGCGAACGAGCCAGGCGACGCAGATCATGCACGGTGCGCTGCTGCGACATGCGACCGCCGGCGTTGACCGGGAAGGTCCATTGGTCGATCTTGACGTCCATGTTGCTGAAGGACATCGGCGTGCCGCGGCCCTCGGCGTTGCGGTCGCCCATGATCGGCTTCGCCGTGGCGATGTCGATGCAGTCCATTCGCGCCTGGTCGCCGGCGGTCTTGGTCAGGTCCATGATTTCGACGATCGGCATGCCCGGGGCAGATTGCAGCTTGGACAGCTTGCCGTCGACTTCGGCCATGGTGGGCTTGGGGCCGACCATGTTGCGGAACGTGCCGGCCTTCTTCTGAGTCTGCGCGAAGAGCGCGGCGCCGTAGATGAGTGCGGCTTGACTGGAGCCGCTGGCTACATTGGTTTGGGACATTTGCCTTCTCCTGTAATGAAAAAACCCGCACAGGGCGGGTCTTCAGTGGGGTGAAAGGCCGGGTTAGCGGAGTCGGTTCAGCTTTGCCTCGATCTGCTCGGGAGTCATCGTCATGAATTCGGCAGTCAGTTGCGCGCCGGACTTGCCGAGCATCGCCGCTGCTTCATCTGTCGCCGGCGCGGATCCGCCGGGTATGTCTCCCAAGGAATGAGGCGCTGCTGCGCCGGACTTCTCCGCTGCGGCGAGTGCCGCTTCGGCCTTGGCCTTCAGTTCTGCTTCGGTAGGTGCCGCCGGCGATGCAGCCGCGGCCTGCGGTGCTGCCGTACCAGCCGGGAGAAGGTTGCCGCCATAGAGCGTTTTCACGCCCTGCGCTGCGCGATTGATCAAGTCCGCGGTCGGGAGTCCGACCAGATCGGGATCGTTCGATAGCGCGCTGTAGGCATCGACCACGGTGTTCCACCTTGCGGTGGCCTTCGGGTCGTTGGCCGCCATGGCCGTGCGCAGCGCAACCAGTTCCGGATTGGCCGCGATGGCGGCTTCCTCGGCATCGATTCGCTGTTGCTCGGCTGATCTCTCCTGCACATCCTGTCCCGCCTTGATGCCTTTCACGGTCCCGGTCAGCTGCTCGATCATGGACATCTGGGCGCGAATGACTTTCGCCACTCCCGGCAGATCCTGATCCAGTTGCGCCAGGTCTTCCTCGGAAAGCGCAGCTGCTGCGCTTTCGGCATCCGGCTTCTTCCCCGCCTGCAACTGCTTGACTTCTTCGGCAAGGGCGGCGGCCGTGGCCTCGGCTTGCACGGCGCGGTTGCGTTCGCGCTCGAGCACCGAGTAGGGGATGGTGTGCTTCCCGTCTTGCGCAAGAACTTCCTTTTCGGGTTCGGCCGCACCGGCTTTCGCGGGTTCGGCGGTGCTTCCCGGCGGGGTTTCCGCAGGTTTCTCGGTCGGCTTGCCATCAGCGCCGGGCGTTGCGCTGGCATTGGTATCGCCCTGTTCGACCTTGAGTGCTGCTGCGGCTGCGGCGTCGTTGGCGTTGCCGGCCAGAGCGTCGAGTTGATCGTCGCTCATGTTGGCCAGCAGATCCGGGTTTGCCGCAAAGTTCGTGCTGCTGTCGGGTGTTGCTGGTGCTGCTGCAGGGGTTTGCATCGCTGTTTCTCCGTCGCGGGTATTCGCCGCGGCCCGTCTCGCTGGGCTGCGTAGGAGGATGTGGGAAACGAAAAAGCCGCCCGGAGGCGGCCTGCTCTTGGTGGCCTTATCGCTGGCCGTGCGTAGAAATCGTTATGCCGTGGTGCCCAGGTTGGCCCAGAGCACGGTGATGGTCCCGGTGAAGGTGCCGGTGATGGTGTTGTCGTGCGCGGCGTCGTCGTCGATCAGCAGGTTCAGGAACAAGTCGATCGCCGTAGCGGTGCCGTCGCGCCAGCGCGCGCCGCTTTCGGTCAGAGCCGTCGCCACCGATACCGCGTCGGTGGTGGCCACCTTCGCCACCGCCGTAGTGGTGGAAACCTTGGGCATGATCTGCCCCGTCTTGTTGGCCGCGTCCTGATGATCGGTCGGCGCCTCGACGCCCAGGCCGATGTCGCCGTTCCAGGTGTTGATTGCTGGCGCCGTCAGCGTCACGGCACCGTCGATCACGGCTCCCATGATGTTGATGAGACCGGGCGGGAAGTCATAGACCTTGACGCCACCGTATTGCCCCTGCCCGGCTTCGTCGCCGAAGGTCAGCGGCGTCGCGGTACAGGTCAGGACGGTCTTGTGCAGCACACCGTCCCCCTGCTCGACCACGGAAACCGTCGCGCCGTTCTTGGCACCGTTGCCCGACGTGGTGACCGGCGGCGCGGAAAGCGTCAGCGCACCCTGACTGGTGATCAGCGCGGCGAGCAGTGCCTCGACCGTCGTGTAGGCGGCACTCACCGTGAAGGCGTCGGGGTGCGCCGAGAAGTATTCGACGTCGCGCTCGAATACCAGATGCGTCGTGCCGGCGAGCATTTGGACGACCAGCCCTGAAATGTCCGGGCCGGTGGTGTCGATCAGGGCGGTTACTTTGCGGATCTTCATGTCGGGTCTCCGTTATTGAAGTCTGGCGCCGATGTTGCCGACGATCTCGGCCAGCACGGCTACTTGCTCGGTCAAGTCCTTGATCATGGCCGCATCGACCGGACCGGCTGCCGTGGCTTCGGCCTGCGCCTTGGCTCGAGCTGCCTCGGCAGTAGTCTTCTCCACCTTCGCCTGCTTGTCGGCGAGGTCCAGCTCGACGGCGCGCTGCTGCAATGCCGCGGCCTGCTCTTCGGCGGCCTTGGCTTCGTCAGCGGCCTTCTGCTCTTCCGGCGTCTTGGGTGGCTCCTGGTCGCCAAGGTTCAGCCCCTTACGCAACCGCTTCACGATCTCGCTGCGCTGCGGGTCGTCACTGGCCGCCATCACGAAGTCGATCACCAGCATCTGCAGGTTTTCTGGCAGGCTCTTGGTCAGTTCGGTCAAGCGCAGGAAGCGCTGTTCTCGATAGCTGGCAGTGCCTGGCACGTCGGACAGCGCCACCTTGAGCCGGGCGCGCTGCACGTCGTTGGTGAGAATGGTCTGGTTCGGGTCGGTCGGATGCGGCGTCGGCACATTGAGTTTCACGGTCTTGGTGCCGTTGATCTCGTTCTCGATGTTGATCGCTGTCGGCTTGTCGCCGATGTCCTCGATGATCAGCGACATCAGCAAATCGCCCACCTGACGCCGCGCGAATTGATAGTTGTCGAAGATCTCGGCCAGCGTCTGTGTCGATTGCTCGACCAGCGTGTTGGCGGCAACCCCTGAAATGCTCCCCTTCTGATTGCCCTCGAAACTGGCGTAAACGCCGGCGACGTTCTTGAGCGCCTGGCGCTTGTCGACCAGCGCGCTGTACTGCTGGCTGTTCAGCTGGAAGTCGGTTTCGACCTCGAATATGCCGCCTTGCGCTATCGCCTTCGGATCCAGAACGTGCATAGCGTCGGGCCGCGCGGCTTCGCGTCGTACCGTTTCCGGCGAATCCTTGGTCACACCCTCGGTCATCTTGACGCGCTTGGCGGCCAGCAACCAGATCATCTTGGTGTTGCGGGCGTTGATCTCGTCCTGCAGCGGCTTCATGGCACGGATCAGGCCGTAAGGCACGCCGGTCATGTCCTCGCGCTTGCCGAAGAACGGCACATACGGAAACTTGTCGTGCTTGTACGGCGTCGGCATGTCGGCCAGCTTGTGCGGTCCCACGAACCACGCCAGCCGCACCTTGGTGTAGAGCGCCGACTGAACCTGCACCAGGTTGTAGGCCACGGCTTCGATGTGGTCGCGGTTCCGGCGGTCGAACTCGATCACGCGGCCGTCAGGCGTCTTCAGCACATGGCCACGAATCCAGCGCCGGTACCAGACCTCTGACAGGCAGAGCCGCTTGCGGAAGGTGTCGCGCCACTCCTGCTCTTCATGTGTCCAGCCGCGCTCGCGGCCGTAGTCCATGGCCAGACCAGTGCTGCGCCCGCCATCGATCAGCATGGTCGGATCCATGCCGGACCAGCCGGCGCAGGACAGCTTGAGCAATTCAGCCTTGTCCGGGAACGCCTTTTCCACGACATCGACGTCATGCCAGCGCTTGCGCACCAGCCAGCGCCAGTCCAGCGTGTCGGGGCGCTTGCCGCGGAAGTCCCAGAAGACCTCGTTGCGATGGACGTAGCCGACACGGTACGGGTAGAGGAAAGGGTTGTGCTCCCGAGCAACTTCCACCCAGCCCAGACCGGCCTTGGCTTGCGCGGCGAAGCCATCGGAACACGCGCGATCGGCCATGGTCTCGGTTTCGGCCTGCTTCATCCGGTAGTTCATCGCCTCGGCGACCTCGGAAAAGTCCTCGTCGGCGTTGGTGGCGATCTTCCAGTCGAGCCGCGTCTTGGCTTCCAATCCGAGCACTGCATCGATGGTCGGCGCCGTCAGGTTCTCGATGATGGGCGCCATGCCCAACTCTTTCATGGCCGCCAGCGTCTCGGAATCAAGCTGATTGCCGTCGTAGTAGTCGGCCTCGATGTCGGCATTGGTGCGCCACGCCGGCTGCTCCTGGACCTCCGAAATGATGTTCGCGAACTCGGCGGGCGTCATTTCGTCGGCAACATCGATCTTGGCCGACGAGGCGGACACAATGCGCCCGCCTTCTCCCGCCTGATCGAGTCTTGCCTGTTCGCTCATATCGCCCATGGCTTACATCAGTCTCCAGTTGTATTGACGTGGTTTCGCCTGGCGTTGCTCGACCGGGGCGACCCTGGCAAAGTCCCTGCTCATCCAGCCGTAGCGCGTCGCGCTGAGAACGTCGTCGTACAGCGCGACGATCTGGCCATCCTTGCGGTGATAGAGACGAAACTCGTCGAACCAATCGGACAGGTGCGCGAAGACCTTGAGACGTCCCGCGTTCATGTCATCCAGCATGCCGAGCACGCCAGCCTCGACCGATTGACGTATGGCCTTGGTCTCGTCCGGCGTGCCTTCCGGCGCGTGCTGGGCGTGCTGCACCAGCATGTTCAAGCCGCGATCGGCGTACTGGCGCTGCAGGATGATGCCGCTGCCCTTCTCATGCTGGTGACCGTCATGCGGCCAGGCGACGGGCATCCACGGCTTTTCGCCGCCACCGCAGCGCGGCTTCATGGCATCGACGTGCGTCGCCGGCGTCTGCTCGCGGATCTTGTAGCAGTCCGTGACGTACATGATCCCGGTGTCGTTGTCGAAGGCCAGCCACACCGCGGCAAATGGGTGGTCATAGCCGAAATCGACCGCACACAGCCGTGGCCAGTGCGCCGGGATCGGAAACGGCGCCACCTTGATCACTTCCTCGTCGACCGGGAACACGCGGCCGGAGCCCAGCGTCGGAATGCCCTTCGACCTGGCATCGCGTTCATGCGCCGGGAAACTCGCGATAATCCGCGCCCGCTCGTCCGCCGGAATGTGCTCGGCGTCCTCGATCGTCATGTTGGTGTCGGAGCGTTCCGGCGTCGGATCCACCAGGAACTGCCGAACGACCTCCGACATACCTTGCAGCGGCGTGAAGGACAGCGCCGACATGCCGCGCGTCGCGATGGTCCGCGCCAGACCCTCGGCGTAAATGTCCTGCGGCGGTTCCTCGTCGAACCAGACCAGATCGACCGGCGGGCCCTGCCACTTCCGTTGCCCCTGCGCGTAATACTTGAAGCGCAGCAGCGACCAGCCGCCCGACTTGTGCTTGACGCGAATGTAGTCGAACAACCCGGCCACGCCTGACGCCATGCCGTAGTCGCCGCCCAGACAGCGAGCCGGTATCGATCCAGTGCCCTCGTCGCCCGGCAGCCCAAGCAAGGCGCGCTGCGGGTTGTCGCGAGTGGATTCGCCGGTTTCCGATGACGCCCACGCCACAACAGGACGGGTCCAGACTCGTCCCGGCCACCACTCCGGATACTCGCCGGTCAGGTGATAAGCCCATTCGTTGCCGACGCAAAACGTCTTGCCGTTCTGGTTGCCGGCGCGCAGCAATCGCTCGCGCATGATCCGGCCCAGCCGGTGAAAATCAAGCTGCTTCGGGTACGGCTTGTACGTCGCCAGTTTGTCCCGCGAAAGCTCGGCCAGTGCCTCCGTCAGAAGCGCGGCGCGAGCCTCTTCGGGTAGGGCATCGAGCCATTCAAACCCGGGTAGCGTGCCCATTGATGACTTGGCCACCGCCGAGAGCCTGCAGCCGATCCACCATTGCCTGCAACACATCACGCGGCAGGTTGGCCAGCGCACCCATGCGCTGCTTGTTGTCCTCGGCGAACAGGCCCAGGTGCTTCATGGCCTTTTCGATTCCGCTGTTCTTGTCCCAGAACTTGACCTTCTTCGTGTAGCCGATGTGCTTGCGGCCTTTGCCCTTGCCATCGAACAACTCGTCGACCTCGATCGAGGCGACGGCGCCGGCCATGTCGTCCGGCCACTGGCGAATCGGCAGCAGCGCGCCGTTGTCGTCGAACAGCTTGCGCGGATCCGCGTGCACGATCTTCGAAAGCTCAGCCATCACCGAGTCGGTCGTCAGCCGATGTGCCCTGGCGAGCTCTTCCTGGCGCTCGCGGATCAGGCGCTGCACGTTCGGCCGTCCCAGCATGCGGACTGCCTGGCTCTTGGCGTTCGACTTGGCGTAGCCGGCGGTCAGCGCGGCGAGATCCCCGCGCTTGCCATTGGCGATGTATGCCTCGGCGAAGATGCGTTCGCGCTCCACCATGGCGACACGCCCCTTGGCGGCCGGCAACAACTTGGTCATCGCAACATCCACACCACGCCAACCGCAGACGCAAGCGCGCTTGCTACCGCGGTCACGACCAGGCGAATCGCGGCCGTGCGCGCCTCGCGCTTGTCGGTCTTGGCGTTGTCGGCTGCCTCGACTTCCGCCTTGATCTTCTTGCCGATCCACTCGTGGTGCTCGTGATGCACTTCCTCGTGGCCATTCAAGACGGCCTGCCGAAGTTTTTGCTCATCGCTCAACAGATCATCGATCTTCTTGCTGATCGCGGCGATGCCTGCGTTCGTGGATTCGAATACGCCCAGCATCAGCAGCAGGGTTGTCCGGCGGTCCTCGTCGTTTTCCTTGGCGATCTTGGCCTTCAGCTCGCTCGCGACGTCGAAGCTCATTTCTGCTGGCCTCCCACAGCCGCCTCGCGGCACTTGAAGTAGATCCCGATGACCTCGATCAGCTTGTCCACGGTGCCGCCGAAGGTGTCGTCGGTCAGCGCCGGCAGCGTTTCCGGGCAGACCGTCACGGCGACGGGGTTGCCTGGGTCCGGTTTCACATTGCCCGGGCAGCCGGTCAGCAGCAGCGACAGCATGAGGATGGCGGCGTATCTCACTTGGCACCGCCTTTCAGCTCCTCGTTGATCGTGCTCATGACTTCCGGCGTGTTCTTGCAGTCGCGATAGACCGGGATCTCCTTGATCTGTGTCTCGACCTTCTGCCGAATCGTCACGTTGCGCACGTCGATCTTGGCGATCTCCTGCGCGGTTGCCGTCAGGGCATCGGATTTGCCCTTGAACTCGGCCAGGTCGATCGCGTCTCTGTGGTCCATGGCCGCGCGCCAGCCGGTGACGCCACCGCCGGCAACTAGCGCAGCGGCGACGAGCACATAAATTAATGGGTTCATGGTTCGCCTATCCCTCCACGTTTCGCCTCGGCTGTCTTGCCATTGACGTAGCCATAACCGGCCAGCCCAGCCAGCGGCACCGCGATCGCACCCAGCGCCGCGGCTACGTCGCGCCCTACCAGTAGCGCGGCAAGCGACAGAATCACGACGGCAGCCGACATCGAGAGCGCGGCCATAAGCATGGCGATGCGCTTGGCGCTGGCCTTGTTGGTCCGACTGTCGCTGATCGCCTCCCGTAGCCAGCCCACGTCATGCGCCTTTCGTGTAGGTCGCCGTGCCGGCGTTGAAGGTCGCGGTCAGGATCTCGCGCCGCATCGCGGGCGCAAAGCTGATATGCACCCAAGTTCCCTCTTGGATGCACTGATCGAACTTGATCTCGCTGGCCTCAATCGCCTTGACGATTGATAGCGGATCCCCGAAGGCCGGGCAGATGATGTCGGCGGCAAAGCCTTTCGGGTGTGCCTTACGCGCGAAGTATTCATTCCAGGCATCGGCCCCCGGGTATTTCCCATGCCGCGCACACCAGGCGCCGTAATCCTTCTGGCACAGCATTCGTTCCAGCGCCTCGCAGCGGTAGCCGGAATTAATGCGCAGCGGAAAGCCCAGCAGCGCCCGCACCTTCTCCAAGCCCACGGCCAGCACGAACAGGTTGGTGATGATCCTGTCCGGCGCGCGGTTGTCGACCCCCATCCGGACGGCCGCATCGCTGCGCGTGAGCTCGTCGAGGGTGAAGTGATCGGTCAATGCGGTCATGGGCCCTCGAAAAGAAAAAGCCCGCGCGATGGCGGGCGAAGCCGTCGCCGTGGTGTTGAGCGACGGAGGAGGAGACTTGCCGGTTGCAGCGGCCGGCGCCGTGTTTGGAGCCCCTGTTTGCAGTCAGGGCCGGCTGGGATCAGCGGAAAGCAAGAAGCCCCGCGACCTTTTCAGGTGGCAGGGCTTCGGTTTCTCTGGGCGCAACTCGTCGGGCGCTATGCTCGGCTTATTCAATCGCTACTGCAACAGTGAATAGCGGCAGGAATTCACCCTATTTCGTCGGTAACAACAACCGCCCGCCCTTTGTCGCCGATCTGGAGGCACAGCCTCGACAGGTCACCGGTGCCGTAATTGACGCGCCATTGATCGCCTGGGTCGCTCTCGTGCGCAAGGAACACAACCTTGCCGCGCTCTCCGGATGGATGCTCGATCGTGTCGCCTTCGTGAATGTCCTTCCCGTTGAAGTCGGACCAGGGTGCTCGTGATCGCTGTGCGTAAAACCGCTCCAGCCGCTTCAGTGCATGACTGATGCCTGCCCGCGAGAATGCCGCGTCTGTAACGTACAGCATCACAACAGCCTGCTCGGCTTGCGAGAAGTTTTCGAAGTCTCCGGTGCTTATGGCTGTAAAAATCGTATCGGAATCCTTCATCTGCTGGGCATAGGTCTCTTGTTTCACCATCAACCTCCATTCGCCTACGTCAAATCCTTCTTCAGCGCCTCTTTCCAGAATGCCGCGGCGCCATCGATCAGCATCTGCTCCAAGATCGCCGTGCTTCTGAACTTCCATACCGAGGCCTCATAGACGTTGCTGATCGCCATCCGGTACGGCTGCGGCAAGTCCTCGATGATGGTGTCGCAGACATGGGCAGCCCAATCATCAACGGGTTCGCACAGGTGAGCGAATGCGTCCTTGCCGCTGGCGCCTCCGGATCCCATGCCCGACGACTCGGTATCGTAGCCATCGGTCAGGACGTCGCCGCGGCGCCAGACGCCCCAATTGTGCAGATGCCAGTCGGGACGCTCGGGCACCAGCTGCCGCAGGCGCTCGAACTCAAGCCATGTCGAAGTGAAGTAGTCGCTAGCCATGACTCTTACTCCTGTCGCGGTAGAGTTTCTGCCCGATCTGCTCGATGATCTGTCGCTCAATCCAGCCGAGCCTCGGATCATCGGCGCGCACCACAAGGATCCGGTGATCGTTCCATCCATTTTTTTTGACTTCCTCCACGTCCATGGTTTCAGGGATGAAGGCAGCAAGAGCGCAATGTGGGGTCGCGGACTTGTTGCCGGCGTTCATGTCAGACCTTTTTCGCCAAGCCGCACCAGTGACCGAATATGGCCCTGCAGCCACGCCATATCGACCTCGGCTTTCGTCATGCCTGGCGGCCGGCGCCGTTGGCCGTCATACACCGCATCGCATGCCGTGCAGCAGTAGGCGCCGCACAGGTCGTCGCTCTTGTGACTCAAGCCTTTGCCGCCGGCGGATCCGCGGTAATGCGACCAGATCACGGTCTCGGGATTGTGCGTGCAGACGCCGGGAATGCGGACGAGGCAGGCTTCACCGCGGGCGGACTTGCGAATTGCGCTCATTCGTCGAAGCCTTCCAAGAGGCTATCCATCATTTCCGCCGCCCGGGCGCCCTTCAGGTGTGGCCACAGCACGTTGGCGGCACGATCGCCGCGCAGGAACTTGATGGCGTCCTCATGGAAAACCCTGAAAGGCTCGTCGTCCATCGCCGCGTAGCTGGTCGAGTCGGGTATCGGGATGATGGCACCCTTCGGCCCCGGCACCCATTGGCAATGTCCGGATCCAATCTTCAGCCAGTCCCTGAAGGCCCGGAAACTCTGGAAGCGCTCCTGGGCATCGAACACGGTCTGCTCGATCTTCATGTGCCGGCGGTGGAAGGGACCAGACCGCGGCAGCTTCGCCTCGATCAGCGCCATTTCCCCAGGCTCCATGTCGCGCAGCCGGCCCCAGAAGCGGCGCCATGCCGCGCGGTCCTCGCGGTTGAAGCCATCGAACACCGAGAACAGGAACTCGCTTGCCGCGTCCAGGTTCTCCGGCATGGCCTTGTCGGTCCGCATGAGGTTGATGGTGGTCATTTCGCCGGCTTATCCATCGAAGCCACGCGATCGCATGGCCTCCAGACTCCCATGGAGAACCATCATTGCGCCGCTCTCGCGCAGCACTCTCGCGTGATTCGGGTGCATCACAAGCGCCGATCCCACGCCGTAGCGTTCTCCACCGTCAATGAAGTAGATTTTCCGCTGTCGCGTCGTGCCAAAGCGCTTGTTCCATTTCTTCTGGATGCGCCTGTGATAGCTCGCCGACTGGTTCCTGCGTTTCTTGTGGATTCGGTTCGGCTGATGCATGTATGTGAGCAGCGGAGACTCAACGACGCGGACGGCCCCAAACGGGCTGAATAACCCGCCGGCCATGTTGGCCATGCGCTCGCACTGATTGGCTCGCTCATTCTCTTCGAGGCTCTTGATGGCTTTCCTGATGTCGTCCAGCTTCAGCACGCCATCCCCTACAGCACAGCAAGTCATAGCCGTAAAACTTGCGTCAGGCCCGGCAGGGTCAATGCCCATCCACATCGGGTTGAACGGCAGGCCTTTGATCTCGTCTTCTTGGTCCATCACACGGCCTCCAGAATCCGCCGGCACACGTCGGCGCTCTTCCCGAACGCGGCCTCGACGATCTGCCGCGCCTGGCTGCCCTTGGGTAGCGTCGCCAGTGCCTTGTCGTAGCCGCCGATCATCGCGGCAAGCGCCAACTGCATCGCCTCGACGTCGCCGGCAATGCCGACGGCGCGCGCCCGGATCAGCACGTCATCACGCAGCCTCGAGCTCCGCTTGACCGTGCCGACGCCGAAGACTGTTTTCTTTGGGGCGGCAGTCATGCCTGCGGGCCTTTCAGGATTTGAAATAGCTGGTCGCTTACCAGTTTGTTGTAGAGGCGCTGGGCGTAGGCGGCTTGGGCTATCCGCGACGTCGTTCCGAATTGCTGATATGCGCCGGTCGCGAGTTCCTGGTTCTGCACAAGGACGGCGGGCGCCTTCTGGTGAAACACGATGCCGCTGTATTCGCCGATCTCGCCACGAAACAGTGGCCGCGGCACGATGATTGCGCGGCCAGGCATCAGAAACTCGGCCTTGCACACGGCCGGCGCCACGCCGGCGGCAAGGATGGTCTTGAGGAATCCCCGGCGGTCCATCAGAGCAACCTTCCCTGCTCAATGATCGGCTCGACCTCGATCTCGGCGCGCGGCTGGATCCTGTCGATGGCGTGAAAGACATGCTTCTCGCGTACCTGGCGATCGTTGAGATACACCCCGCGCCGGATGATCTTGCGGTCCTTCCCGGTTCCCTCCGTCTTCGCCTGCAGAACGTCGAGGATTACGGACTCGTCCAGGTCGGGCCGCTCGGTCGCGTACCAGACCCGGATGGTCACCCGCAGCGGGCCGGCAAACATGACCTTGGCCGCGGCCGGGATCTGGAGCAATGCGTCGCGCTCGTAGTCGCGGGCCTTCTGCGACTTGATGAACGCCGGACGGCCGCCGATCGTCACCAGCTTGCGGCTGTTCGCCTTCGAAGCGGGCTCGCCCATGATCACGAACCGGACTCGCTGGACTTGCGCGGGCTCGGCTTCGCCTTCCAGCGCTCGACGGCCATCGCCTCGACCTTCGCCGCGGTACCCGGGCCGTAGTGCTCGCGCCAGTGCGCCAGGCATCGCCGCCGGTAGTCCTTGAGCCTCGGATCTCGCATCAACAGCAGAAAATCCGCCAGGTGTTCCTCGATCGGACGCATGCTCTTGGTCCAATTGGCTAGGGTTGTCCATTATTCGACAGTCTCCTCAACTCGGCCGGCAGCCTTGAAAACGCGCGCCTTGAAGGCTGGGAATGCGTCAATTCCTCCCGGCAATTCCCTTGGAACGCCCAACTCCCTCGCCTTCGCCTCGATGCCGCTGGCCGTCTCATGCCACTCCTGCACCCTGACGGCACTCCTGACCTCCTTGCCGCTGTTCAGCACCTTGGCTGCGAACAGGTCGAGGAATGCCGGGTTGATCGGGCTGCGGTCTTTGTCTGTCTCGCGCTGCGCGACGGCGAGGTCATAGGCTTGTCGAAGCCCGGCTTCCGTAAGCCCTGCTGCCTGCCAGTTTTTGGCAAGCGCCTGGGCTTGCGGGTTGTCCGTGAAGAACTTGCCGGCGACCTTCCCTCTCGCCCGCTCCCACTCGAAGACGAGGCCGATGAATTGCCCTGCAGTGCCGGCGTCAGCCGAATCCGACGACGACGAATCTGCGGTTTTCCCCTGTGAGGTTTTCGTCGTCGTCGACGTACTCCCTTCGGAGAGAGGGTTTACTTCTTTCTCTCCCTGTCCCTTTCCCTCTCCCTGTCCACTGTCTACGGGGTTTTCGGGGGGACATGGCGGGGACACACTATTGTTGTCCCTTGGGACTTCTGGTTGGTGTCCCTTGGGACTGTCGATTAATGTCCCTTGGGACAGTGGCGGGACTATGGGCCATTGTTCCGATCCTGTTTCAGCCCGATACGCCTTCCATTCTTCGAAGAGTGGATAGGTCGCTTCTGTCTTGTGGCGCTGGTGGTATTTCTTGATCCGCTCGCAATCGCGCTTCCAGCGCACGCGAAGCTTTCCATTCCAGGCCTCTACTGCCTTTTCCACGACGACAGGATGATAGAGGCGACCGTCTGAGCACTTGACGAAGCTGCGTAGCGCGCCCTCTCGAACCCGCATCCACTCCTTGACCACTCGCCCGAATCCGGCCAACTGCGACAGCACACGATCATCATCCGGCAGGCTGCCGGCTGGAACCTGATGCCAGGATGCCGCCCACAACAACACGGCCGCCCAGCAGGCCTCCGGTGATTCGAGCGAGGCAAGATCACTATCACGCAACCGACGAACATCGAGCGGCATAAACGGGAAGTCGGTCAGGTCGACTTCGGCGGCAATGAGTGGATCTGGTGGCGTCACGCTGCGAACTCCAGTCCAGCCTGGCGCGGAGTCGCCGCCTCGATCCGCGCCCGGGCAATCTCGACGTGCTCCGCTTCTAGCTCGATCCCGACGAACCGGAATCCCTCGAGCACCGCCGCCTTGCCAGTGCTTCCGCTACCGGCGAATGGATCAAGGATCAATCCTTTCGGCGGCGTCACCAGCCTGCAGAGATACCGCATCAACTCGGTCGGCTTGACTGTTGGATGATGGTTCTCGCTGGTCCGGTCAGTGCCTTCGGCCTGAAAGCTACCGGGGTTCTGCGTTCCGCTCGACCAGTTCAACGGCTTCTTGTCTCGGCCTTCCAGCCCTTCATTGCGGTCAGCGCGGCTGGCCTTGGCGCAGTAGAAGAAGCGGGCGGCGGTGCCAGTATCGCCGCGGAATGTGCTGCCGGCCTCGTCGATGTCACCACCGAAGGCGCCGAAGGTGTTGCGAAACTTATCGCCGTTGCGTACCGTGACGGGTGCGGCGGCGCCGGCCTCGCTCGGGAACAGCGAAACAACTTCGTCGCTGCCGTCGTGAATCAGGTTGGCTGGCCAGCGGCCTAGAGCTTCAGCTTTCACTACGTTCGCATTGACACGTTCTGCATGGGCGGCTTTTGCTGATTCATCGTGCATCCACGGCCTATCCCATCCTTCACCTTTTTTCTTGATGTTAACGGACTGATCACCACCACCAAGACTGTCCTTGGTTTGCACTCTTCCACCATCAATGTTCAGCGCACCAACGCCATGCGCCAGCACGTTCTCTGCGACGGTTCCTGCCAGCGGCTTGCGTGCGACAACGATCGGTTCCCAAGCGGGTTTGAGGGCGGTGCCTAGCCCGCGAGGAATACGCGGTTTGCCGCACCCTCCACAAATCGGCCATGCTCCGCTAGTTTGTGGCTCCGATTGTCCGGCCATAATTCCAGATTCGTTCTCTCGTTCTCGAGCGGCTTGTGGTTGAGATGGTGAACGGTCTCCGTGCGTGTCAGCAGATGGCCGCACCATTCCGCCATCACCAGCCGATGCTCCATCACATACCCGTCCTTGCGCGCCATTGGCAGCGCCCATTCCGGCGCTCGGACGTATCGCACCTGAACGTAATTCCCTTTCCTGTTCCGAAGCGTGACCCCGCCCTTCCATGCTGGATTGTTCTGCCCAAATTTCGGCGGAGGGAAATTCGAGCCATCCTTGAGTGGGTGAGCCTTGTTCCTGCAGGCCCGGCTGCAATATTTCCCTTTGTTCCTGTTCAGCGTCGACCTGCGCCGATACATCGGCTGCCCGCATCTGTCGCACACCACATTCGGCCTTCGATTGGGTTTCGCAATCACAGAAAACCTCCCCGCGCAAATTGTCCAAGTTCTTTGATTTTGGGAAGCCACTGGAATACACCCACATGATCGTGTCGCGGATCTCCCAGCCGGCGTCCTCGATCGCCACCATGAGCCGGTGAAACATGCGCGTCCCGCCGAAGGCCAGTAGATGCGCGCCGGGCTTCGCTACACGCAGCGCCTTGATCCAGTATTCCGGGCCGGGAACGCCGTGGTCCCAGCCCTTGCCCATGAACTTCAGGCCGTAGGGTGGATCGCACACGATCGCGTCGATGCTGTCGGCCTCCATGCCGTCCATCACGTCGCGACAATCCCCCTGATAGCAGTGATTCAATTTCACAACAGCGACCTCTGCCCGACGATCTGCTTTGCCTGCTGCAGCCGCGCGCCGGCACCAGCCCCGGTAAGCGGGGTCGCGGAACTGGTGCCGGGGTTCTCGGGCGCTGCTGCGGTGGTGGAGACGGTCGCGAGAGCGGAGGATTGACCCGCATCGATCTGCGCCCGGCTGCCTCTCGCAGCAGCTGCCCGGGCCTCATGACTGACCACGGCCTGACTGCAGCCGCTTGCTCCTTCAGGTGTATTCGATTGGTTCTGGTGGCGGATGTGATCTACCAGCGCACGTCGGGTTTTCTCAGTCTCGCGCCGCGCCATCCAGTGCAGCACACGGTTCCATTGCTCGGCTTCCCGGTTGGTCGGCATATTATTCGCCCCCTGTTCGCCCTGAATCCGCCGTTCCATTTCCACGGCCGGCGCGTACTCTGACGGCATGGAGACGCCCGTACAGATGATCGAGCACCAGATCCCGCAGGTAGTCGGCCGGCCGCTGGCCATTGAGCACCGCCAGCGCCGAGAATTCCTCCTTGACCTCTTCCGGGACCGCTGTCTTCAGTTCCTCGGTGCATTTCCCGATTCCGGGAGTCGCGGCGCGCGATTCGTGCTGGCTCATGTCAGGTGAGATACACTTGAAAAATGCTGATCGGAAAACTTCTGGGCTTAGTGGTTTTCGGCGCCATCCTGGCGATGCCCGTCCATGTCACCGCAGGCGCTGTTCTGGCGCCGTTCAGGCTGCGGGAGCGCTGGATTCTGGTGGCATCCATGGCATTCGCCTACACCGTCACCGCGCTGTTGATATTCGGCGCCGACTGAGGGCTGTGATCCACCAGCGGGCGTCCCTTCGGGTGCGGCCAATTCGCGTCCGGGATTCGCACCCACGCAACATCAGGACGCATCGCCTCGCATACGACCTCGCCGCCCATGGCACGCTCAATTGCCGGGCATCTTTCCTCCGGCACGTCTCCGGCAGCCCATTTATGCACCGCTTGAGCGGAGATCGGAGGGGTATAGAGCCCCCCGATTCCACTGAGGCCCAAGCGGTCTATCGCGATGTTGATCGGTTTCATGACCACCATTCAACCACAGGTTGATTCTAAATTCAACCCCCAGTTCAACTTTGGGTTGCTTGGCACGATCCCGCGCTTGGCAGATGCTTGGTCCATGCGACGACATCAATCCAAAACGGTATTCGGGGAGCGCGTTCGCGCAAGGCGACTGGCGCTCAAGAAATCCCAGGGCTGGCTGGCTGGGCTGATGGGGGTATCAGTGAATGCGGTCAGCAAGTGGGAGAAAGGCGGCGACCCCTCGCTCTCTCACCTTCGGCAAATGGCCGAGTACCTGAAATGCTCGGTCGGCTACCTTGCTGGCGACCAGGGGGACGCGAAGATCTCTGAGGTTGTACGCCTGATGGAAGAACTAAACGATCAGGGACGCGAGGCCGTCTTCAATGCCGTGTATGCATTGCACGCCATTCAACCGAAGAAGACCAGCATCGCTCAAAGGAAACAGGCCTAGTCATTGATATGGCGGAATGGCGCTCGCGTAGCATACAGACGTCATTGTTCTATGACAACTAGACACAGGACTAAAAATGCACCTCCGCTTTTCCCGCTCAATCGCTGCTGCCGTCGTGCTGTCCGGATGCGCTGGACTGCAGGACTACCAGGCGTCTTGCGAGCAGAAGCACCAGTCTTTCCCTGCCTTCGCGGCCTGCTACAAGGCGGAAGTTCTCGCGGATCGTCGCGCGAACGGTGACCCGCACGTCAAGCTGCTGCTGCTCAAGACCGACCAGATCGCCGAGCGCGTCAAGGCCGGGCAATTATCCGACCTCGATGCCCGCGTTGAGTTTCAGCAGGCCTTCGTCGGGATCCGTGAAGGTGCGATGAGCGAGAATGCCCAGCGCCGCGCCGCTGCCAACACCACGACGAACTGTGTAATGCGCGGCAACAAGATGGCCTGTAGCCCGTATTGAACCGGCTCGCGCGATGAACTTCGAGCAGTTGAAGAACTTTCTCGCGGTTCTCGCCCTGGTGATGATCGCCATGCAACTGGCCACCTGCTCGACAGCCTTTGGGGCCCCGCGCGCCGCGGTCGATGTCCCTCGCGACCCGGGCGGCAGGATTCACCGCAGCAGCACGGCCAGAACGGAGTTCAAGAAGGCCAACCCGTGTCCCACCACCGGCCGCAGTTCGGGTGCCTGCCCTGGCTACGTAATCGATCACGTTGTGCCACTCAAGCGCGGCGGGCCAGACGTGCCGGCCAACATGCAGTGGCAGACCAAGGCCGACGCAACGGCCAAGGACAAGTGGGAATGACCACTCTCGAATAGCTCTCTTTCACCAGCGCCGATCGTCACGCCCGCCTTGCGCGGGCTTTTTTTTGCCGTTGATTCAACCAGTGGTTGACTTTGCTGCTAAACCTGTGGTTGAATTCCATCGGACTGAAAAATTACCGAGCCGAAAACACAGGAGGAATCATGCAAGGCCAAGAACAGCAGGCAGATGTAAAGCACACGCCGGGGCCAATGGTAGTCGATAGCAACACCGACCAAATTCCGTACCGCGTCTATTCCATGACGACGCAAGGAAGTGTCGGCCTGTTCTACAGCGAGGCCGATGCCGAACTGTTCGCCGCCGCGCCTGATCTGCTCGCCGCGCTGCGCGAAATTCTGCAATGGGCAGACAACGCAGGATGCCCGCAGCCTTTCCAGCGCAACGCGTTCGCCGCCATCGCCAAAGCCGAGGGCCGGTCATGAGCCGCAACCGTCTCTTGGTCGGCGCCCTGACCGGCCTCGCCGCAGCCGCTGCGGCAGGCTTCCGCGGCGTCATGATCAACGTCGGCAGTGCCTTGGATGCCTCTGTGACGAAGCCCCGACGCTCGACAGCGCAGTTCTCCGATGCCCGCTTTCCCAAGCACCCGCCCGGTACTGTCGCGCAGTCGAAGCGCGCCGCCGCCAAGGCCAAGAATCGCGCCAGGCATCGGCACGCCTGCAGGGGTTGATCATGACCGCGACTCTTATCGCCCTCCCCGTCAAGCCGCATAAGCCGCGCGGCGACAGCCAGGTCGTCAAGGTCGTCGGCCACGAATTCACCGCCTACTACGAAGCACACGGCCCCGACGACAGCGCTGGCCTGCCGAATGGCTACATCGAGCTCGGCAGCATCTACATCGACGACTGCCCCGACGACATGAGCGACGTTCTCGCGGCCCACGTCACCGAGGCGATCGCCGAACAGATCAACACGCGCCTGCGCGCCGAGGCTGGCCGACTCTAGCGCCGCCATCACCAAGGAGGCTACCCATGTGGTTCTACGATGACGCGCCCGACAAGGGCACCCGCCCAGCCGATCTCGAGCTCGACGATGAAGCCGAGGCGGAGAGCACTGGATTCCCCGACTTCCTCGCGCCGGTCTGGATCGAGGTCATTCTGCCGCTGGCGATTGTCCTGCTCGGCGTGCTTTCCATGAGCATGGCGAGGGTGCAGTCGTGATCGCCCGGGTCTTCCGCGCGCTGCGCACCTACCGCAAGCTGCACGCCACTTGGCACTGCGCCTGGAATATGGCGGCAAGGCCATGACTCGCCCAGCGGATTACGTCGTCTTCGGCGTCGCCGTGCTCGCGATTCCGTTCCTGTTCGGGATGGGCGTCGGCGAAGACAAGGCGCGCCAGCAGATCGCGACAAAGTGCGAGGCGCAGCCAGGGGGCGCGCTCGCCTACTCGTACCAAGACAAGTCTGGAGTGGCATGCATCTACATCGAAACGCCGCGTCCCGAGTACGGCCGCGTCATGCGGAAGAAGAAGGCGACGAAGGCATGAGCAATGCGCCACTTCCGCAGCACCCGCATGCCATCACCGACTGGCAGGCCGTCGCGATGTTTTTTGCCGGCGTCATCACCGAAGAACGGCCGGACTACGCGCCGCTGATTTTTCAGGTCGTGGAGGATTTCACGACACCCATCACCACCACGGCCGGGAACGGCCAGAAAGGAATTGAGGCAACAGCATGAACGCACCAGCAACCACCAAGGAAGTCGGGCCGGTATCGGCCTTCGGGAATTTTCTCGAAAAGTTCAAGCCGCAACTGAAGTTGGCCTTGCCGGCGCACATGAACGCTGACCGCATGGCGCGGCTCGCGCTGACGGCATTCAGCACGTCGCAGCAGCTGCAGAACTGCGAGCCGCGCTCGATCGCCGCCGCGCTAATGACCGCCGGCCAGCTTGGCCTTGAGCCTGGCGTCAATGGCGCCGGATTTCTGATCCCCTACGGCAAGACGTGCACTTTCGTTCCCGGCTGGAAGGGGCTGGTGGACCTTGTCTCGCGTTCTGGCCGCGGCACCGTCTATACCGGTGTGATCTTCAAGGATCAGGAATACACCTTCACCGACGGCGCCAAGCGCGACCTGATCATCCACAACGAAACCGACCTTGACGCGCCGGAGGACATCACCCACGCCTTTGCAATCGGATGGGTGAAGGATGCCAGCATGCCGATCATCGAACTCTGGACGGTAGCGAAGATCCGTAAGCACCGCGACAAATACAACAAAGTCGGCTCGAAGCATTACAGCTTCCGCGACTGGGAAATGTACTGCCGCAAGATCCCGCTGCTGCAAGTGCTCAAGTACATGCCGAGCAGCATCGAACTCTCGAACGCCATTGCGATCAGCAATGCCTCTGAAGCCGGACGCGGCGCGACGATCGACGGGTTCGGTGTCGTGATTGATGACGACGACGACCAAGGCGGCGGAAATCAAGGGGGCGCGACGGAGAAAGAAGCGGCGGCCGCCTACCCACAAGACCAGTTCGACAAGAACATTACCGGCTGGAAGAAGCTGATTGCCGATGGCAAGAAGACGGCCGACCAGATCATCGCCATGGCCAACAGCAAGGCGCCGCTGACCGCCGGGCAGATCGCCGCCATCAAGAATACTTCAGCGCCTGGCGCCGATGGCTCCGCACAAGCAAGCAACGGGGGTGCGGGTGCGGCCGCGCAGAACCCCGTTGCCGTCACCTTCGCCCAGGTCGAGGCGAAGCTGCTCAAGTCCGACAGCATGGACGTCCTGGATCTCGCCGCCGATCTGATTGGAGAAGTCGCCGATCCGGCGCAACGCTCCGAACTTTCGGCCATCTACAACAAGCGTAAGGAGGAATTGCAGGCATGAGCGCAGAACGGATGATTCACGACCTGGTACAAGGGTCCGACGAGTGGCACCAATTCCGGCTTGAGCATGACGGCGCCAGCGAAGCCGCGGCCGCGCTCGGTCTTTCCAAGAAAACCATGCGCACCGAACTGCTGCGCATGAAGCACACCGGGATCGCCAAGGAATTCAGCGATTGGGTGCAGGAGAACGTGCTTGACCGCGGGCATGAAGCCGAGGCTGCGGCCCGCCCCTTTGTCGAACAGACGATCGGGCAAGACCTTTACCCGGCGACCTACAGCTATGGCCGACTATCGGCAAGCTGCGACGGGCTCACGATGGACGGCGAAATCGCCTTCGAGCACAAGCAGTACAACCGGGAACTGTTCGCCGCCGTGAAGCGCGCCGAGCTTCCCGACGAGTACATGCCGCAATGTCAGCAGGTAATGCACGTCACCGGGGCCAAACTGCTGATCTTCGTTTGCTCTGACGGAACACCGGAGAATCTGGCCTCCATGGAAGTGCGGCCGGATCCGGAATGGGTCAAACGTATCGAGGCCGGCTGGGCGCAGTTCCACGAGGATCTGGCGAATTACCAGCATGTCGAAGCCGCCCCCATCGTCACCGCCGCGCCGATCAACGAGCTGCCGGCGCTCATGGTCGAAATCACCGGCAGCGTCACCGCCTCGAACCTTGAGCAGTGGAAGGAAATCGTCACCGCACGCATCGCCGACATCAATACCGACCTGCAGACCGACAGGGACTTCGCCGACGCCGATGCAATGGTGAAGTTCCTCGACGACGGCGAGAAGCGCATCGATCTGGTGAAGTCGCAGGCCCAGGCCAACGCCGCCGACATCGATCGCGTGTTCCGCGCGCTGGACGAGATCAAGGCCAGCATGCGCAGCAAGCGGCTGGAGCTCGACAAGCTGGTCACGCGCCGCAAGGAATCCATCAAGATCGAGATCATGCAGGCCGGCAAGGACGCGCTGGCCTCGCACATCGCCGGCCTCAACAAGCGGCTCGCCAAGGTGCAGCTGCCGCCGATCGCCGCCGACTTCGCCGCCGCCATCAAGGGCAAACGCAATCTCGAATCGATGCGCGATGCCGTGTTGAGCCTGGTCGCCGCCAAGAAGATCGAAGCCAACGAGATCGCCGACCGGATCACTCTGAACCTGCAGGCGCTGCACGACGGCGCGCGGCCGGATGGCGCTGATTACACCTTCCTGTTCAGCGACTACGCAAGCCTGATCCTGAAGGCGCCCGACGACCTGGCGCTGGTGATCAAGTCTCGCATTTCCGAACACCAGATCGCCGAGGAAAAACGGCATGCGGAAGAACGCGAGCGGATCCGCATCGAGGAAGAGGCGAAAGCTACCGCCAAGGTCAAGGCCGAGCAGGAAGAAGCCGAGCGCCAGCGCCGGGCCGCCGAGGAAGCCGCGGCGAAGATTGAGCGCGACCGCCTGACCGAAGCCAACAGCACGCGGCACAAAGAACCCGCACCACAGCCTGACGCGCAGGTTTTACAGCCAGCGATGGCTTCACCATGCCCGGCTACGGCTGTGGTTGCGGTCCACGACAACGGCCGCCATATCCGTCTCGGCGAAATCAACGCCCTGCTCGGCTTCACGGTGACCGCCGAATTCCTTGCCGGACTCGGTTTTGTCGCCACGCAGGACAAGAACGCCAGGCTGTACCGCGAATGCGACATGCCGGCGATCTGCCAAGCCATCATCGAGCACGTTGCTGGCGTGCCGGCAAGGATGCAGGCGGGAAAGCTCAGGGAGGCAGCCTGATGGTTGCCACCTACGCCGCGGTCAGCACCCTTCTGAATTCGGCGAAGACGCGCGCCGAACTGATCGCGGCGTCCCAGACCATCCAGCACGTCGGCTGCATCAACCAGCGGGAGCGGCTGGCCGGCGTGGTCAAGCGCCGGCTGGAGGAATTCAGGAGGAAGCATTGAGCACCGCAGAACAATGGGTTTCGATGCCCGGCTACGAAGGCCTGTATGAAATCTCTGACCATGGGCGCATTCGCTCATTCCATCGGTCTTCAAAGCGAAAGTCGGAGTTCCTGAAGCCAACCGTGCGTGATGACGGATACCTTCAGGTTGCGTTCTTCAAGGACGGAATACCGACAACATGGCTTGTTCATCGCGCAGTTCTGTTTGCCTTTGTCGGAGAGCCGCCAGAAGGGAAAGAGGGGGCGCATCGCAATGGTGACAAAGAAAACAACCACAAGGGGAACCTGCTTTGGGCGACTCCCATTGAGAACCACTCGCACAAGGTTGGCCATGGAACCAATGGCGCTGGCGAGCGGAATGCGATGGCAAAGGTCACCGAGCAAATCGTCAGGGCAATTCGTTCGGAATACGTCCCGAGAAGTGTCGTAGCAAGCTGCGCCGCGCTCGGCAGAAGGTACGGCGTTTCATATCAAGCCGTTTGGGACATCGTGAAGTTTCGTCGCTGGAAGCACATCATCTAAAGGAGATCAATCAATGTTTCAGTTCAAAGAAATAAGCGCAAAACTATCGAACGTTAACGTCAGGTGCGAACTTCACGGCGAGGAAACCAAGCTCGCCGCCGACCTCTCGATCGAGCTTCGCGGCCCCAACACCATCCTCGATCAGATCGCCTCCGGCCTGCTTCCATTTCTCTACCGCAAGGCCGAGGAAGGCGAAGACGATCAGGGCGAGCTCGATCTTGACCCCGGTCGCCTGGCCAAGCTGGCGTTTCCACTACTCGCCCAGCCGCTGAAGTGGGAGAAGGAATACAGCGGCTACACGTTCATCCTGCACTACGGCATCGACGAGAAAAGCAATACGACGCTGACGGACTGCCAGGTCGATAAATGGAAATTCGATTGCCAGGACGGCGGCACCGTCATCACCGGGCTTCGCGTGATCGCGCACCCGGAAGAGGACGAGATCGGCCATCTGTGTACGCAGATTCAGCAGTCGATCGTGATGTCGCTGATTCCGCCGTCTGCCGAGTATTACGCGGACGGCAAGATCCCGGGCGGCAATGATGGCGCAGCAGGAGGCGATGAGTCATGAACAAGCCCAAGACACCCACCATCCCCATGTCGGCCGTCAAGAGTAGCCAGGTCGAGAGCATCGGCCACATGGGCGACACGCTGGCCGTCAAGTTCAAGAGCGGTCCCTCGGTTTACCACTACCACGGTGTCACGGCCGCGCAGTTCGAGGCCATGCAAAGGGCCGAATCGGTAGGCAGCTACCTGCATCAGCACATCAAGCCGAAGCACAAGTTCACGAAGGTGACCCCATGAGTGCAATCAAACACCGTCGCATCTACGTCGCGTCGTCATGGCGCAACCCGATACAGCCGGAGATCGTCGCGGCGCTGCGCGAGGCCGGGCATGAGGTCTATGACTTCCGCAATCCGGCGCCAGGCAACAAGGGCTTCTCGTGGTCCGAGGTCGATCCGAACTGGCTGAATTGGGATCCCGGCACCTTCGCCGACAAGCTGAATACGCACCCCGTTGCCGCGGCCGGCTTCGGCTTCGACAAGGCCGCGCTTGACTGGTGCGATACCTGCATCCTCGTCCTTCCCTGCGGGCGCAGCGCGCACCTGGAACTCGGGTACGCCGCCGGCCAGGGCAAGGACACCTATGTGCTGCTGCATCCGGACAAGTTCGAGCCCGAGTTGATGTATCTGCTCAACACTGCCTGCGCGACATCGATCGATCAGATCATCGACTGGATGGCCGAGCGGCAGCCGGCCGATGTACGGCGCTGGCACGCTGAGAACGGCGCCCACTTCACGCGCCCGGCAGGTCACGCGCTGCGCCTGTTGCGCGAGGTCGTCGAGCTCTGTGTCGCGGCCGGCGCCAGCGAGGATGAGATCGTTGATCACGCCAGCACAGAACTCGGAAAGGCATTGTTTCGCGAAGAATTCGGAGGCGACCCGGCGGCGGTACCGGGCGAGGTTGCGGACTGCGCGATACTGCTCGACATCTTTGCTCACCGCGCCGGCATCGATCGGCATGCCGAGACGCGCAAGAAGCTGGCCGTGCTGTGGGAGCGACAGTATGTGCCAGACGCGGATGGCGTGCTGTATCGCCTCGACGACATGAGCGAGATCGTTCGGCGCGAAGCCGCGGCGCAGGAAGCATGAAGCGCGATACGTTCTCCGGTGTGTCAGACGACGTGCGCGAGATCCGCCACTTTCACCTGTTCGCCGGACTCGGCGGCGGCGCCAAGGGCTTCAACAGCGCATCGGCCAGGGTCGGAAACATGGTCGGCAGGTTCCGCTGCATCGGCGGAATCGACGTCGACGCCGCCGCCATGCGCGACTTCGAGCGGCTGGCCGGCGTGCGCGGAACCGTGCTCGACCTGTTCGATCGCGACCAGTACCGCGACTTCCACGGCAGCGAGCCGCCGGAAGGCTGGCGCGAGGCGGAAGCGGCAGACATTCGCACGGCCGCCGGCAACGAGCGTCCGCATATCGTCTTCCTGTCGGCACCCTGCAAGGGCTTTTCCGGGCTGCTCAACGAGACGCGGAGCAAGACCGCCAAGTACCAGGCGCTGAACCGGCTGACGCTTCGCGGGGTCTGGCTGATGCTGGAGGCCTTCGCCGACGAGCCGCCCGAACTGATCGTCTTTGAGAACGTGCCGCGCATCGCGAATCGTGGCCGGTATCTGCTCGATCAGATCACCGCCCTGCTGCGCGCCTACGGTTACGCGGTGGCCGAAACCACGCACGACTGCGGCGAATTGGGCGGACTGGCGCAGTCGCGCAAGCGCTTCCTGCTGGTCGCGCGTCACGTCGAGAAGGTGCCGCCGTTCCTGTACGAGCCCGACAAGAAGCGCCTGCAGCCGGTCGGTGCTGTGCTTGATCGCATGCCGCTGCCTGGCGCCGCCGCCGGCGGGCCGATGCACCGCATCCCGTCGCTGCAATGGAAGACATGGGTACGGCTGGCATTTGTCGAGGCCGGTAGCGACTGGCGCAGCCTGAACAAGCTCGCCGTCGAGGATGGCGTGCTGCGTGACTTCCTGATCGTGCCGGACTACCACCGCGGCTATCTCGGCGTGAACAAGTGGGACGGGCCGGCCGGGACCATCGCAGGACACAGCCGCGCCACCAATGGAAATTTCTCGATCGCGGATCCCCGGGCACCAGCCGGCGCGCTGGAGTACCAGCAGTATGGCGTCTGTGGCTGGCAGGAAACGATGGGGTCGGTGATCAACGTCAAGAGTCCAGGGCAGGGCACGTTCAGCATTGCCGACCCGCGCCACACGGGGCCGGCGAAGCACAGCAACGAATTCCGTATCGTCGCCTTCGGTGAGCCGGCAATGGCGGTCACCAGCGCGCACGGATCCGGGCAGTGCGTCGCCGATCCACGCCGCGCCGGCGAGGGCTTCGGCAAGTACATGGTCACCCGATACAGCGAGGCCGCCGGTACGGTGATCTCGGGCAGCACAACCGGGCAGGGAGCCTATGCGGTGGCCGATCCTCGACCCAATGGCATCCCCGAGCATGGCGACCACTACCTGACCGGCGGGCACTACGGCGTCACGCGCTGGGATCAATCGACCGGTGCCGTGTCATCGGCGGCCTGCCACGATAACGGCCGCTGGAGTGTCGCGGATCCGCGCATGCCGGAACCCAGCGACAAGCTGGTGGCAGTGATTCGCGCCCTCGACGGAACCTGGCATCGCCCCTTCACCACGCTCGAGCTCGCCGCCCTGCAATCGCTGGTCGAGCCGGAGGAATACCTTGAACTCGACGGCCTCTCGGACAGCGACTGGAGGGAACGCATTGGAAACGCTGTTCCGCCAAGCGCCGCGGCGGCCATCGCCGGCGTCATGGGCACCACGCTGCTGCTCGCCTGGTCGGGCGAAACCTTCATGCTCTCGGCGTCGCCGATCTGGGTTCGGCCAGTGGCGGTGGCGCTTTCGGTGGCGACAGGAGAAGCCGAATGATACTCAGCGACGAACAAATGTCGGCCGCCTGCGGAACCAACATCAGCGGATGGGACGAGGTTGCCAGGCCCGTCGGTAAGCAGGATCTTCCTGGATGGGTGAAGGATGCCCATGTCGATTGGATGAATGGCTGCGGCAATTCACCAAACGTGAAGGTCAAGACAATTGGCCCAGCATACGACTGGCCAGATCAGCGCTTCGAGAAGGTCGGCAACGAAACCTACATTGCCCGCCACCCCGATGGACGCGCCGTTGTGCATTACCACAATGGCCGGGTTTCTCTGACAAAAATGAAGGACACGCGCAACGCATTTGTTCAGGACGTTCTCTCTGGCCGCCGCAAGGAACTTCCGGAGGTTGAGGTTATGGCCACAACCAAGCAAGATGGCTATGGCGGCTCCTGCTACTGGCTGAAGATGCTTGATGGATCCGATCTGGTGCTGCGTGGGCCATGGCACGGCGGTGCGCCGAGCGGATACGTCGAAGTTGAAACACTCGACATCACATCCCCTTACTACAGCAAGGGCAGGTGGAACCGCAACAAGCCATGGTATAGGCGCGGCGGCGGTCCGTCGGTGTATGTCACGGAAGACCTGTTCCTGCGAATTGTCGCGCGGTATTGCGCGCATGCACCGATCGCCAGAGTGCAGCACAGCTACGGCACTCGTCTGGAGCCGTTTCGTGTCGAATGGGGAGTACCCAAGGCGTTCATTTATCACCAGGAAATGATGCGAGCTCGGCGCAAAGAACCGGCCGGACCATTCTGGCGAGTCTATTGGGACGGCAGCGAACGCTACTGCGGCGGCCTGCAAATTCCGCCGCATGGATTCATGGATGGCGTACAGCACGACGGCTACCTGGAGGTCAGGGCATGACCATCACCGCCTACCCGCTTCAATGGCCGACCGGCTGGCCGCGCGCCCATCCAATGCAGATGCGTCGCGGAAAGTTCGGCGTCCGCAGCTATCGCAACGGATCGTCCTACAAATCGCTGAACGACATCACGGTATCCGAGGCAACGCGGCGCATTCTCTCCGAGCTCGAAACCATGGGGATCGATTCTCAGGACGTCGTGATCTCCACCAGCGTCAAGCTGCGCCTCGACGGCCTTCCACGCAGCGGCGAGAAGGAGCCCGACGACAGCGGTGCCGCCGTGTATTGGGTCACTGCCGCGGGCGACCACCGCGTCATGGCGATCGACAGGTACTACACCGTCGCCGACAACCTGGCTGCCATCGCGGCAACGCTGGACGCCATGCGCGCGATCGAGCGTCACGGCGGCGCGCAGATCCTCGATCGCGCCTTCACTGGTTTTACCGCCCTGCCGGCGCCAGGCGAGTCGAAGTCGTGGCGCGACATTCTGGACGTGCCAGACCACGGCGACAAGGACAGCCAACTGGCGCGCGCCAAGATGCACTACCGGGCATGCGCCAGCGCGAACCATCCGGACAAAGGCGGAGATTCTGCGCGCATGGCCGAGATCAACAAAGCCTGGGAGCAGGCGCAGAAGGAGCTCGGCGATGGATGAGCAAATCTGGAAAGCCGTGCATCGCATGGAGGCTGCGGCCGAGAAGGCATCACAAGCCGCTCAGACCATGGAGCATGCGGCGCAACGAATTGCCTTCCTGCTTGAGGATGGCTACGGCGGCAATGGACCCCGGCTGATCGAACTGCTTTCCAATGCCGAGGCGGTACGAAATGGCTAACCTGATTCTTGCCCTCAACACCCTCACCCTGCCGGGCGCGATCGGACTGTGCGCCGTTTGCGCGCTCGCCAGCTGGGTTGCCTACCTGATCTGGAGATAACCGTGGCCACCACCGATGCCGCACTGCTCGAGCACGCCGCCGATCTGTTGGAGATCGACGCCACCAGCCTGCGCGAATGCCACAACGCCGACCCGCAGAAGCCTGACTGGAAAGACGAACCGGATGCCCGGGCCGCGCACGACGACGCGCTCGCGACGGCGATACGGCTGCGCATGCTGGCCAAGCGAATGAAGCCATCAAGCCCGGGGCCGGCGCGGTTCTACACGGACGGCATGCCCGACTGACCATGCCGGCACAAACTCTTGGAGACAGCAATGGCTGACCACACCCACATCGAATGGACCGACGCCACATGGAACATCATCACCGGCTGCTCTGTCGTCTCGGCCGGATGCCGACATTGCTACGCGATGAAGCTGGCCGGCACCCGTCTGCAACACCACCCGTCGCGCGCCGGGCTCACGATCGACACCAAGGAAGGTCCGGTCTGGAACGGCCAGGTGCGGTTCAATGAGCAATGGCTTACCCAGCCGCTCGCCTGGAAGCGCCCGCGCAAGGTATTTGTCTGCGCGCATGGCGACTTGTTCCATGAGTCGGTGCCGTATGAGTGGATCGAGAGTGTCTTCGCTGTAATGATCCGCTCCCCGCAGCACATATTCCAGGTACTGACGAAGCGGCCGGCGAGGATGCGAGAGTTCTGCAAGAGCCGGGGCTACTTACTGCCGAACGTATGGCTCGGCGTCAGCGTCGAGGATCAGGCCGCCGCCAACGAGCGCATTCCGCTGCTGCTGCAAACACCTGCCGCCGTGCGCTGGATCAGCGCGGAGCCGCTGCTGGGTCCGGTCGATCTAGCCCACATCATGCGCAACTCACCTGACGATGAATGGACATTTTGCGACAACGCCCTGACTGGTTTCCGAGCACACAAATGCGGGGGCCATCACGGTGCGCGCCTCGATTGGGTCGTCGTCGGCGGCGAGTCGGGCGCCAATTCGCGGCCGATGGTTCTCGGTTGGGCAAAGGACATCGTGCGCCAGTGCCAGGAAGCCGGCGTTCCGGTGCTGATGAAACAAGTCGGCGCGAACCCGACGAACCGCGAAGGCGAACCACACAAGATCAGCGACCGCAAGGGCTCGATCATGGAGGAATGGCCCGAGGTTCTGCGAGTAAGGGAGTATCCGGAGGCGCGGCCATGAACACACTGTGGGCACCAAAGATAACTCTCAAGAGCGGGAAGTCGTGGCTGTACGCGCATGCCATTGGCTTCACACGCACCGAAGCGAAAGACAACTACTTTAAGAGTGGACGCGTAGCAACTGACGAGTTTTATGGCTCGAAGGTTACGTTCGTCAAGGTCAAGGTGGAAGAAATCGCCATCGCCAAGGTGAAGCCATGACGCCAGCCCAGCGAGTCGACAAGATCCTCGCCGAAGCCGTCGGCCGTGATCTGAATTCATGGGAACGCTTCGAGTTCCTTCCGAGCATCAAGCAGCGCGCGACGCTGACGGAGAAGCAGGAGAAGGTGCTAGCCGACATCGAGGTGCGGGTATTCGGGAGCGGCGATGATGACTGATCGCTACCCGATTCCAGAGTTCCTGCGCCGGCAGCCGCAGGTCGAGCGCAAGGCGGTCGAGCGCCCGATGCTGTTCAGCGCGCCGATGGTCCGCGCCCTGCTCGCCGGCACCAAGACGCAGACGCGGCGCGTGATGAAACAGCAACCTATTGAAGGAGGCCCAATTGGAGGGTTTGCTTTCGTGGATGGAGTTTGGTGCGCTCTATCCAGACGCGACGGCAGCATTCACAGCAAGCTGGACCGGAAGTGCCCCTACGGCAAGCCCGGCGACCGGCTATGGGTGCGGGAGGCGTGGGCTGCTTTCGGTCCTTTCAAGGACGGGATGCACTGTCACTACCGAGCAACGGATGAGCATCCGGAAGCGTCGAAATGGAAGCCGCCGATCCACATGCCGCGCGTCTATTCGCGCATCCTGCTCGAAATCGTCGCCGTCCGCGTCGAACGGCTGCAGGACATTAGCGAGGCGGATGCGGTGGCCGAGGGAATCGTTAGCGAGAACGTTATCGTCGGCTGCAATTGCTACGGCGGGCATCACGTCGAGGAAAGCGCTGATCGGTATTTCTTCGATGGATGCGCTGAAGAAGGTTTCGAGTCTGCCGTCGATGCCTATCGCGCGCTGTGGGAGTCGATCAACGGCCCCGATTCATGGGCGGCAAATCCGTGGGTCTTTGTGATTTCGTTCCGGAGGGTTGAGTAATGCCGGCAAACCACTGCATCCCACACACAGAGGCAACGAAAGAAAAGATGCGGAAGGCGCATCTTGGGAAACCGGCGCCGAAGTGGTACACATTTGACAGCGCCAAGGGTAGCCGACAGAAGCGACCGCCCGAGCGAAAGTTTGTGCTGGTCCGGATGGCAAGCCTAGAGCCCGGTTGCTTGCCCGAGGGTATTGCAGTTGGCTACCGAAAAAACGCAGCGGGCGACAAGCAATCTCCGTATTTCGTGGTGCCGGGCCTGCACACCGGCACCGTGCTTGCGTGGTGCGATTGCCTGCCGGAAGGCTTTACGTGGCCTAACGACCAAGCTCAGGGAGCCGGAGGCGGCCTTATCGCCGGAGGCTCCGCTGGAACGACGGGTTCGACCACACGGGAGGAAACATGAAGGTCAAAGTATTCCCATACCGCGAAAGGATTGGGATGGGCAACATGATGTGGAGCGGCCCGCGCTTTGAAATGCGGGGCGGCAAATTCCCCAAGGAACACCCCGTCGGTGGCGGTTCGTGGGATGCCCCAGACGGCCAAGGTGGGAGCGGCGAGAACATCAAAGCGTTCCGAGCGCGCGGCTATTGGGCGTCGTGCTTCCCGGAGGGCGACGGAATAACTTGGAAGCCGTTGAACGGCCAAAGCGATACCCAGTGCATGAGCGATATAAGAGACTGTTTCGTCGAGTGGGATGTGCATTGGGCTGTGGGGTCGAACGTTGAAGGTAACAGGCCGCCGCGTGAGGCGGGCGAGAAAACGTGAGGCGATTGCCGGCGGTCCTGTTGACCGACGGGTTGGCCGGCTGGACATTGGAGGCAGACATGACCGGAATAGAGCTGATTGCAACAGAGCGGATGCGGCAGGTAAAGCAGGAGGGTTGGACGCCTGAGCATGACGACGAACACGACGACGAATCGCTGGCGCTTGCGGCAATTTGCTACGCAGCACCAATTCCGATCTTCCGGCGCAAGGGCGGGGAGACGTACTTTGAGTTTCTCGATCCGTGGCCGGATTCGTGGGACGTTGAATGGGACAAGCGACCGTTCGACAGCTACAACGGGGAGCCGCGAGAGCCGACACCAGCGGAGCGGATACGGATGCTGGTGAAAGCCGGGGCGCTGATAGCGGCAGAAATCGACAGGCTGCAACGGGCTGCACTGAAGACGCCCAACGCACAAGCTCAGGGAGCCGAAGGCGGCCTTATCGCCGGAGGCTCCCCTGGAGCGACGGGTTCGGCGGCGCATGTTGCGGAGAGAGGACAGAACGATGAGTAAGACGGAAGAATTTGCGAAGATGATGAGCGAAATACACCACGACCTTCTTGTTGTGATGCAGGCGGCGTTCATCGAATGGCAGCACGGCAACGGAGCCGATGCGGCGATGACGTGGATTGCCAACACGCTCGATGGCCCAGGGTTGATACCGGACAAAAACGCGCCATACGGCAAAGAGGCGCAAGCGTGGTTTGACGCCAACCAAGCGCACCCGATGCCGCCGTGCTCGGTTTGCGGTAGGCCATCGAACCAACTTGGCGGCGGTGTTTCCGCGTGCAGCGTGGAGCATTTCAGGCAGGCCAAGGACAAGACGCCGAACGGCGAGGTGAGGGGCGCGAGCGTGACGGCGCAGCCGGCATGCGAAGCGTCCAGCCGCGAAGCGGCGACCTCGACCGTGGTGTTAGAGCCCACGGCAAAGGAGACGAAATGTTCGGAGTGAAGATCATCGAGAGCTTGCTGATGGTGGAAGACGGCGAGCCCTACGAAGTGCGGCGCACCTGGCGCGAGCGGCTGTTCTCTCTTCCGTGGCGACCGATGCGAGCAACGCGGACAGTGGTTCCAAAAGTGCCGAAACGTGAAGCGGTTCGGATGCCTGACGGATCGCTGGTGATGCACCCGGCAATGGCAGCAGAACTGCGCCGATACAAAGCCGCTGGCGGACATAGTTTCGGTGGGCCACGTAATGGGCTCTAACGCAAAGTAGCCACCCGAAAAACCCGCGAACTACACCTGGTAGGTTTCCATTCCGATATAGGACAGTGAAATACACCATGACCCCCTGGCTCTCTCCTGACGACTATCTGCGCCGGACAATGGCAGCTACGTGGCAGCGGGAACTTTTCTGACCGTGCAAACGCTCGATCTCAACCAAGCCGCCGCCTTCCTGCGTTTGCACCCGCACACGCTGGAAGCCAAGGCGCGCGCCGGAGAGATACCGGGAGCAAAGCCTGGCAAATGCTGGGTTTTCCTCGACGTTGATCTGGCCGACTGGTTGCGAGCACAATACCGGGCAAAAGAACCCAAGGAGGAAGCATGTCGCTCTACAAGCGTGGTCGCATCTGGTGGTGCGAGTGGGAGGTCGGCGGCGAAAGAGTTAGAGAATCGACTTACACGTCCGACCGCAAGGCCGCGCAGGAATTCCACGACCGCCGCCGTGCTGACATTTGGCGCGAGACAAGGCTTGGCGAAACCCGGATAGCCACCTGGGACGAAGCCGCACTGGCTTGGGTTGACGAACACGCGCAGCACAAGAAGAGCTACGAAACCGACCGCACGCGGCTGCTGTGGCTCACCAAGCGGCTGACCGGGCAATCGCTGGCCGCCATCACCACCGACGCCCTGCTCGGCCTGCGCAAGACGCTGCTGAAGGAACGCGAGCCGGCCACCGCCAACCGGTATCTGGCCGTGGTCTCTGCCGTGCTGCACTATGCCCACGCGAAATCCATCATCGGCGCCGTCCCGAAAATTCCCTACCTGCCCGAAGCCCGCGAGCGGTTTCGCTGGCTCACGCGCGCCCAGGCCAAGGCGCTGATCGCCGAGCTACCGGAACCTCTGGCTGCAATGACCCGCCTCGCCCTCGCAACGGGCCTGCGGCGGGCGAACGTCACCGGCTTGACATGGGACAGCCTCGACGAGGCCCGCCGTGTCGCTTGGGTCTGGCCAGACGAAGCCAAGGCCGGAAAGCCGATCGCGGTCCCGCTGAATGAGGACGCGCTGGCCGTGCTGAAGCAGCAGCGCGCCTTGCCGACGACATGGGACAAGAAGGGAGAGAAACGCAGAGACCCGAACCACGTCTTTACATACCGTGGACAGCCGGTATGCCACACCACCACGAAGGCGTGGGAACTGGCTCTGGAGCGCGCCGGCATTGCGCCGGGCTTCACCTTCCACGATCTGCGACATACCTGGGCATCGTGGCACGTCATGGGCGGCACGCCGCTGGAAGTACTGCGGCAGCTGGGCGGGTGGGCTGGGATGGATATGGTGCTGCGGTACGCGCACCTAGCGCCGGGCTATATCGCCGGCTATGCGGAGAACGCATCCCTCACAATTTCCCCCACAGTGGGGAGCGATGTTAGTGAGAACTCTCGCGAAGAACTAGAGGGGTTGGGGTGGCTGATGGGACTCGAACCCACGACAACTGGAATCACAAACCCGCGACCGAAGAAGAAAGCCGCTTAGATTCAGCCAGTTGGTAGCATCGACTGTGGGGAAAAGACGCCTGAAAACGGGGTGAAATCAGGCAGTCACGGCACAATTTCCCCCACAGTTGTCTTCGATGGGCCTCAAGCGCCCTCTTCCGTCCACTCCGGTAGCGGCACGGTCTTCCCGGCGAGTGCGTGGGTACAGTCGGAGAGGAACTGAATCTGCCCGTCCTTCACGAACGAATGGCAGATGCCGCACTTGAACCGCGACGGCTTTTCGCCTTTCGCTTCCTGCTCGGCGTTGTAGGTGCACCAGCAATTGTCGCCAGGCTTGAAACCCGGAACGTGGCACCCGCAGCGGACCAGCACGGACGGGCTGAATGTCGGACGCACGGCATCGCCATTCCATGTCCAGCGAGGCCCGTTCCCAGCGCCGTGATAGATCAGGTGCGTATCGCCGCATCCCGGGCACATGAAGACCAGCCCGCCGCCCTCGACGTCGCGCAGGAGCTTAGATAGCGCGCTCACGGCGTCGGCCGCCCCATCGCCTTCCGCTCCTTGCCCTTGTATTCCTCGACGGCGGCGTTCTTCTTGCCGACGATCTCGGCCACCTTCTCGTCGAGCTCGCGCTTGGTCATGCCCTGCCGCCCGTAGTCCCTGGCAGCCTGCCGCTGCTCGTCGCCCAACTCCTTGAGCTTGCCCTTCATATCCAGCACCGCATTGCGCTGGAGCGTGTCGACCGGGTAGCGCTCGAGCTTCAGGCCGAAGCCGGACGCAATGGCCTCGGGAACCGGATAGGCGCGGCCCAGCGGATCCTCCTTGCCCTTGACGGCGTTGTCGATCTTGGTGCCAGCCCAAGTGCCGGAGTAGGGAATCGGCACGTTCGGCGCGAAACTCTTGTAGAAGTGCCCGCCGACCTTGGCCGCCTTCTCCACCCATGTGTCGGTTTCCTTGGTCAGATCCTTGCCGGTGAAGGCCGACTTGTTGACCAGGAACTCGGCCGCGATGATCAGCGGCCCGCCAGGCATCAGCGGCTGCGGGATCATCGGCAGCGCCGTCTTGTCCTGGCCGTAGTCGACCACGTCGCCGACCGGGATCCAGCGGCGCACGTCGAGGAATACCGGATCGCTGGTCGTCCTGCCGTCGCGCAGCTTCGATTCCCTGTTCCACGGCATGCGGACCAGTTTCGGCACGATGCCCCAGAGTCGGCCGGCCTTCTCGTCGGGCAGGTAGGCGCGCTCCTTGTCCTCGTCGCCGTCGGCACCCAGCATGGCGTAGGCCAGCGCATTCAGGCCGCCGGCCACCAGCATGTACTTGGCGATCTTCCACGGCTTCCGGGCCGCCGTCTCGGTCAGCATCGGAATCGCGCGGTAGGCAAAGGCGATGAACGGCATCGCGGTGCCGCGCATGGCGTTGATCCACGGCGCGTTGATGTGGTAGTCGAGGAAGGCCTTGCGCGCCAGCTTGCCGGCCTCCTGATCGGTCTTCCCCTCGTCGATGCTCTTGAGGAAGGCGGCCAGCCGGAATACGGAGTCCTCAGCCTGGTAGTAATCCTGCGCCTTGGTCACCACCGCGCCGGTGACGCGGCCCGCCGTCGATTGCTTGGCCGCTGCCTTGGCGCCGGCCCACGCCTCGCCGAACTGGCCATGCAGCGCCAGCGACATGATCGCGCTCACCTTGAGGATAGCGGCCTCGTCGTCGGCCATACCGACCTCTTCGCGCAACTGCTGCAACAGGGGTTCGAGAACTTCCTTCCGGAGTTCGTGCGTGGTGAACATGCCCTGCGTGGCGCCGGAGTCCTCGTAGCGATCGAGAAGCGCCTTGGCGTCCATGTCACCGTTGGCCGCCGCCACCATCAGCCGCACCGCGGCGATCGCATCCCGGGCCCCGACGTCGTGCATGTCGGCCATCACGAAGTTGCCCATGATGTTGTTGACGTGCGTCGTCGGTGTCAGCGCGGTCTTCGATAGTTTCCATGCACGCAGGATCGAGGCGTAGGCCGCGCCGAAGGGTTCGAAGCGGCCGGCGCTGATCTGCCTGACGTCGTTCCAGATCGGGCCAGGCACTACCATGCCGGCCAGCGCGCCGAACTTGAACACGTTGGTACCGGGAATCTTCGCCGTCGGCACCGTCACCCATTCGTCGGGCGTGAAGGCGCGCATCATGGAATCCGAGGCGTCGGCCATCTGCAGGCCTTCGTCTTCGGCCTCTTCCGGCGTCTTGGCGTACTCGTCGGCTACCCACTCATGGAAGCGCCCGACTTCGATGTCGCGGTTCATCATGAACAGCGTGCGCGCCACGGCGTACTTGGCTTCGTCGAGCTCGCCCATCATCGTGCGCTCGTCCTGGGTGAAATCGCGCCAGAGGGTGATACGGTCCGCAGCCTTGCGCGCCCGGATCTCCCAGACGCCCTCGACCTTGTAGCCGGACAAATTGGGCGGAATTGCCGTGCCCTCGGCCACGAAGGCAAAGCGCCCGGCCTCGTTCTTCAGCACCTGCACGCGCTTTCCCTTCATTTCGTCCTGCCACCAGCCCGGCGCCGAGTGAATGCGATCCGGGTCGACGTCCATCTTCAGGCCGCGGCCCTTGTACTGGTCGCCGAGGATCTTGATCGCCTTGGCACGCTCGGCCTTCCAGGTCTTGTCGTCGGTGTTCAGGTCATACTTGGCATAGCTGCGGTGCAGGTAGGCGAGGAAGTTGCGTTCTGCCGTCTCGGCATCCAGCTGGCCAAGGCGTACCGCCTCGATCGTCAGTTTGGCGATCTGGATCTTGATGTCCTTCAGCACCTGCTGGGATTCCGGCGGCAGCTGCGCCATCAGGCGATCGGCTTCGGCGCCGCGGTTGTTCAGCCACTGGTAGGCGACGCGCGACTGCGCGCGATCGAGTGTCATCAATCCCTCGACGAACGTCTTGGTCTGCCTGGCGGCTTTCTGCTGGGCCGTCTGCATGCCGGTGCGGCGGTCGACGTAGGACTCGTTGAGGCCGTAATCCGACACCAAGCCAGCCTTGATGCCCTCGGGCATCTTGCCGCCCAAGAAGGCCATCAGCTTGTCGTAGGCCGGGCCGGTGATCTTGGCGGCGAGTTCACCACCAGCCTTGCGCAGGATGGTATCGAGGATGCCGGTACGGGGTTCCTGTGGTTGAGCGCCAGCGGCGCGGCGCGACTCAAGGATGCTTGGGTTCTCCGGATCGAATCGCCCGGTGTTCGACGTCGCGCTCTTGATCTGCACCGGATCGCGAACCATCAGGTTCTTGATGCCGAGTTCCTTGATCCAGACACCATCGAACCCCTGAGCCTTGAGGTAGGCGCGCACCCGCGGATCTTCTTCGAGGATGTCCCAATTCCCGGTGGCGACGTCTTGCGCCAGCAGGGAGGCCTTCTCGGGCAGCATGCCGTTTGCGCGCATCGCCTGATCGAAGCGAATGATGTCCTGGCGGTTCTCGTAGTCGAACACCCGCTCGGCACGCACATAAACCGGAAGCACGTTCGGCTGCGCGTCCGCGATCTTCTCGGGTGACGTGGCTGCAAAACTTCCCGCGAACGACGGGCTCGGCGACAGGAAGATCCCGCCGTCCTGTTTGCCGCTCCTGAATACCGTAAAGTCCTTGCCGGTGCCGTGATAAAGCACCAGCGGCTTGCCGTCAGCGCGAGTTATTTTCGAACCACCAAACCACCGCTTGAACGCCGCAGATGCTGTATCAACGGCACCGAAAGCCGACGCTGGCGCTACCGCACTTCGCGACGCCGCCACCGTCCCGCTCGGCATCGTCTCGGCGCCCAGGTTGTCGCCGCGCCGCATGTAGGCCGATGCCTGCGCCAGCAAGTCGTGGAGCTCTGCCGTAGTGACGTCAATCGCAACACCCGCCGCCCTGGCCATGTCGCGCAGCCATTGCCGCACTACCGCGCGGACGTAGCCGAACAGGGTGCGCCCTGGGTCAGTCTCGGCCATGCGCGCCAGCACTTCCTGCGCGACTTCCTCGTCGCTGGCTTCTGGGTAGCGCAGGCGCACGGCTTCGACCGTTGCATAGTCCGGGTGTCCCGGTGCATAAATATCCTCTTCGACCGCACCTTTCGCCCGGGCCGCGCGCATGACTTCCTTCAGGACGCCTTTGAACCGGTCGCCCATCATCTGCGCCAAGCCGAAGTGGCCGACCGCCTCGTGCATCAGCACCTGCCAGGCGCGGCCGGTGTTGATCTGGCCATTGGCGTGCTTCAGATTCATCGTGATCAGGTAGATCAGGCCGGCGTCATCATGGAACACACCCTCGGCGAATGGGCTGGGGCGGAAGCGCGCAGGTATGTCGGCGACGGTCCTGACAACACGGATGTTCAGCGCAGCGGCGCCGGCAAACTGCTTGCGAAACTTGTCGACGACGGACTGGATGGCGTGGGTCGACTCGGTAGTCACGGGATTGGTGGGATTGCCTCGCGACTCAAGGATGTTCGGGTTCGTTGCGCTGAAGGCTCCGGTGTTTGATGTGGCGCTCTTGATCTGCGTCGGCTTGAAAACGGCGTATGTCGTGCCGCCCTCTTGGTTCTCGATCACAAGTCCATCATGCCCGAGCTTGCGCAACGCCGCCTCGCTCGGAACGTCGCCAAGATTCCACGCCATCGAGTCGATGTAGTACGGATTCTTCATCGACAAGAAGACCGGCATTACCTGCCCGCCATCCTCGGCATCTTCCCCTGCGTAGATTTCTGCATGTTCGCTACTGTCGGAGAAGAAGAACATTGCCTCGTCGCTGAACTTCGCTGACGAGAACTTTGAGAAATCAGCCTTTGTGCCGTGATACGCGCGCAGCGGCTTACCGTCAGCATCAACAACGGCGCTCTTTCCGAACCATCGCTTGAACTCCGCCGACTCGGTATCCACCGCCTTGGTCGACTTGGTTGTGGCACGCGACTCCATGCCGCCTTCCGGCTTATCGACCACCACCATGCGCGCATTGACACCGGTATTGACCGGCAGCGACGGGTCAAGGAAGGTTCCGTCTTCCAGCTTCTCCGACGTGCCGCCGACTTCATCGAGCCAGTTGCGGAAGGCCTGCGCTTTCTTGTCCTGGCCGAAGAACACGCCCTCACCCATGATCGCTACCAGACGCCCGCCCGGCTTCAGAAGCGTGTAGGCATGCTGGACGTGCTCGGCATCGCGGCGATCGCTGAACGGCGGATTCATGATGATGCGGTCGTAGCCGCTGTTGTAGCCGCTCTTTCTGACGCCCGTCAGTTCGTCGCGGTCGCGCCACTCGGATTGCCTGGCGTCCTTGCCAAGCGGGATGAAACCGACGCGGTTGCTGCCCATGCCACCGCTGCCGCTCATGATGCCCTCGACGCCATCCTTGTCGCGGAACACGTCGCCGTAGGTAAAGCCGCGCGGGTTCATGTCCATGAAGTCGGAACCGACCAGGCGGAAGCCCTTGGCCTCCAGCAGTTCGCGACGGTCGACAGCCATTTCGACGACATCCGGATCAACGCCGGCGGCGCGGATCCGCTCGGCGATATGCCCCCAGCCGGCGGAAGGCTCGAGCACGGACATGCCTTCCTTGACGTCGGCAGCCTGCACCAGTTCGTCGGCGACGCTGGCCGGCGTCGGGAAGAAGTCAAGGCCGTCGTTCTTGCGCCCGATCATGGCGCGCTCCATCTGCTTGATCTTGTCGACCTCAGGCGGCGCGGCACGCAAGTCCATGAACTCGCGCAGGGCGGCGCGAAGCTCGGCCGGGGTTTCGATCCCGATGGCCTTCAGCCTGGCGCGCTCGGCCCGCACGTTCTCGAACAGGTAGGGCATCGAGATCCTGTGACTGGAGAACTCCTTGACCTTGGCGACGACTTCCTCGCCGAAGTCCGGCGACAGCGTGATGCGCTTGTCGTCGTCGCCCTTCCAGATGCCGGCCTCTTGGGCGGCGCTGGGGCTCATGATGATGATGTTCTGGCCTCGCTTGAACGGCAGGACAACGGCCTTGCCCTTGAAGCCGCTGCGCTTGATCGCTGTCTCGGCGTCATCCTTCGACGCGAAGATGGCCGGCGCACTGTCCTTCTTCTTGAAGGTAGATACCTGGTGCAGATGCTCCTTGGCGAAGGCGAGATAGGCATTGCTCACGTCGTCGGCAACCTTCAGTAGCGCAGCCCCTACCTTCTTGGCGCCGTCGATGTCCAGCATCTGCCGGCCCATGGTCGCCAGGTCAGAGCGGAAAGCCGTGTAGCGCGGGAAGTCGACATAGTCGGCGGTCTCGGCGGTCGGCGGCGCACTGCGGTGCTTTTCCTGATCGCCGTAGTTCGGGAACTTGGCGCGCAGTTCGTTGGCCTTGGCGGTGTGCAGGAAGCCGCGCAGCATTTCTACCTGCGCCTTCTGCCGTACGCGATCGAGGAATTTGGTTTTCCCGCTCTCGATGGCCTGGGCGATGTTGCGCATGGTCTTGGCCAGCGCCTTGTCGGAGTTCGCGGCAGCCTCGGCGTTGGCGGCCATGCGAGCGCGGCGGTCGGTGTTCTCCTTGCGGTCCAGGTTGAGCGATTCGTCGGCGCGCTCTTCCAGCCGGTCGGCCATTTCCGTCAGTCGTTCCACAGCGGTCTGGCTGCGGTCGTCTTCGAAGGCGTCGCGACGGGTCTGCACGGCTTCCTTGGCCTGCTCGGCATTGCCGCCGATGAAGGCGAGGAAGGCATCGGCATTCTCGCGGGTCTTGAACTGGAAGCCGGGGACGGCGCCGGCGGCGCGGTAGCTGCTGTACCAGCCGCCCAACTTCTTCGCGGTCGCGTTCCAGTGGTTGTAGACGTCGCGCTCGACGCGCTCGGCGGCCTTCACCACGAACAGCGGTTCGCCGGTCTTGGTATGCTTGGTCTCGATGACCTGGCCATCGGTTGTCGTGGCGGCGACACGAATATCCGTGCGCTGCTGGTCGCCCCTGGCCTTGCGCTCCGCGCGTGACTTTTCGGCGGCGAGCTCATCGAAGGCGACGCGCTGCTCCGGCGTCATGGTCATGCGCGCCGCGCCCAGCGTCATATCGCCTTCCGCCATCTTGGCCCGCAGATACATTTCGAAGTCGTCAAGCGTCTTCGGGTCTTTCATGGCCGCTGTCATCTGCGCGACACGCTCTGTTTGCGCGGCACGCATCGACCTGACGTGCTCGGCGTACTCGGCAAGGTCGGCGTCTGTCGTGCGCTCGACTTGGGCGCGCACGGCATTGGCATAGGCGTCACGGCCGCCCATGGTGTAGCTGATGCCGCGCCCGATCGAGAAGTCGTCCATCAAGTCGCGCACAGCCATGGCTACAACTTGGGCCTTGGTGTCCGACTTGTACCGCGACGCCGCCATGCCGCCCATGTGCTTGAGGATGTCGTCTTTCTTCATGGCCGCGAATTCGGCGGTCAGTTCCTCGGTGCTGTTCTGCAGGCGCTGGAAGGCGGCCTTGTACTCGGCCAGTGTTGCCGTGCCATCGCGCAGCCGGTCGACGGTGGCGTCGTGCTCGGCGAGCGTGGTCTTGATGTTGGGGTTCTCGCGGCGGGCCTGGTCCTGTGCTGGCACGCGATCGGCATCGGTCAGGCCTTCGCCATGCTTCTTGTTCGCGGCCTCGACGACCGACGACAGCGGAACGGTATCCTTGGGCTTGGCCGGCGCCGGCCGCTCGGCCTTGTAGGCGAAGCCGAACGGATACCAGAGGCCGTCGACGCTGAACTCGCGCCGCGCGTGCGAAATGCCGTCGATGTCGCCGAACTGGTCTTTTCCGCTCAGGGTGTAGCGGACGTATTCGCCGCGCTCGAACGTCACTGGCTCCATTGCGTCGCCGTTCAGGCGTTCCAGCGTGAATGAATCCCTGTCCTGCTCAGTCGGCATCGCCACATGGTCAACGATCTTGTCCTTGCCTGGCGCTGTCGCATGCCAGCTCGGCGGCTCCATCCGGTCATCCTTCGGCACCCACTGGTCACCGTCCTTCTTGACCTGTTGAACCTTCACGTTCCACTGGCCGGGAAGATCGCCCTCCTTAAATTCCAGAACCTTGTCGTACTGGTTCCAGTAGTCGACGTGGATGATGTTGCCCGGCGTGTAGAACTCGCGCACAGCAGCCAGCGGATCGGCTTTGGGCTTCTTGCGCTTCGCCACTTCGGCCTTTGCCTTCTCCGCTGCCGGCTGGCTGCTCTTGGCGATCTGGTTGAGCATGCCGTCCGACATTTCCGAGACCGGCTTGCCGGCGATTGATGCGTCAGGTTGAGCGGCCGCCTTTGCTTCATCCCAACCGCGATACCAGTCGCGCGGATTCTTCCCGGTGGCCGTGGTGAAGTAGGACGGCAATTCGCGCGGCTTACCTGCTTTGAAGTCGGCGACCCCGGAAGCGTAATGCAGCCCCTGATCCCGGCTTGCCGTCTCGCCAGCGCCGACTTTCTGCTTATGCCCAAGCTCTGACTCCGCCACGATCATGTAGCCGTCCTGCTGCGTGCGGACCTCGAGCCTGCCGTCGGGCAGAATCTTGGTGACGGTGCCGGCGATGTTGACGCGGCCATTCACGCCAGGCTTGGTCAGCTTCACCACGTCGCCGACCTTGCGGGCATCGGCAGCCGCGCCGCCCTGGATGGTCGCTACTCCATCGTCACCCACAGCTATTGCCTTGGAAGCAATATTGGCAGGGAGAAGGAACTCAGCGCCATCGGCCACAACGCCTGTTTGAACGTATTTCGGTAGATCTGCTGTTGAGACGTCGACGAATGAAATGGGCCCGCCGTAGCCTTCGCTGAACGGTAGAGCAATCCCGATGAGCGAGTTGGTGAATTGCGGGTTCTTGCCGACCTCGCCCGGTCGGTTACCGCGCCACAAGCGGGTCATTCCGTCGGCTACTGGTGGAAGCCCGACCTCGATCTCTGCTGCCTTTTGACGAAGTTGCCGAATTCTCGGCGTGTCGGCAAATCCATCATCTACAGCTGGCGGCTGTTTATCCTGGTCGTCGATCTTGGTCAGGAAGCGGGCGCCATGCGAGATATTGCCGTCGATCTCGAAAATCCCCTGCTCTTTGTCCTGGACCTTCGTGATCTTCCCGGTTCGCACCGGATCAATCAGTTTCGTGCCGTCGGCCTGGGTGTAGGTGCCGCGAGCGATGTATGAAACCCTGTCGCCGACTTTGAGCGACTTCATCGCCTCGCGGTTCTCCGCGAAGCCCTTGTCGATTTCGGCGTACTTGTCGACTACCGGTGCAGGCGCATCGAACAGCCCGCCCTGCCCCTGCGCCGCCAGCACGTCCGCGGGCCTGTCACTGCCGGTAAGTTGGAATGATCCGCGCTCGGCATCGGCCTGGCGCTTGTCCTCGGCCGCCTGTTCGTCCTTGAGGCGTTGCGCCTCGGCGGCCTGTGCTGCCCTGTCGCGGGCTGCTAATTCTGCTTCGCTTTGGCTGGAAAGGGTGAGGGCAGGCCGTGCTTCTTCGCCTGAAGCTCGATCGCCACCCGGCGCGACGCCAGTTCCATCACCTTCTGCTGCTGCCCGGCCGGCAGCTTCTGCAGGCTTTTCGGTGGCTGAAATGGCTTGCTCATTGATCTTCTCCTGAATGTCGGCGGTCGCGCCGCGCAGGTAGTTCAGATGCGTCTCGTCTTGGTACTTCGATGCCAAGTCTTCCAGGAAGTTCTCGGCAGCGTCTTCGCCAATTGCCGCATGCAGCGCGTCGACGGTTTCATTGTAGGCCGGCAGTAGCTCTTCTTCAAGGCGCGTTTCCTCGTCGAGCACGTTCTGGGCCTCGATGCGCAGCACGTCGGCGGCGATGTCCTCCAGCTTGCGCGCCACGGTCTTGACGCCCAGGCGCTGCGCCTTCTCCTTGAGCTTGGCGGTTTCCTCGGCCTGCATGCCCTTTTCCATGGCCGCCGTGCTCAGGATCTTCTCGCCACCCAGCGCCCGCGTAATCAAGTCCTCGAGCTCGCGCGCCGGGCCGATGTCGGAATCCTGCCGGATCTGATGAAAGCCGTCCTCGTCGAACAGGTAGCTAGCCAGCGCCGACAGATCGGTGGTGCCGGTCTTGGTGAAGAGGCCCGGCATGTAGCGGCCGGCGGGATCTCCGCCGACGTCCTGCATGATCTCGCGGCTGATGCCGCCACGATTCACGATGGCCTGCAGCAGGCTGCTGGCGGTCTTCGGTGTGCGCGACGCCGTGCGGATTTCCTTGGGCTCGGTGTAGGCAATCGGCTTCTTGGTCTTGCCGCTCTTGATCCAGTCCTTGAATTCGCCAATTGCCATCGGCGTGATTGCGCCCATGCCCTGCCAGCCCTGCTCGTAGTTGGCGTGGTAGATCGCCTGCGCGTCGGCCTCGGAGTCGGCGCCGAGAACAATCTTGTGCTCATCGAATTTGCCGGTTTTCGGGTCGATCTGGTCGACGACATAGGCCGTGCGCGCGGTCTGGGCGCCTGGCTTGATAAAGACATCCAGATGGTCTTTGTCCTTGCCGATCGTGCCCTTAATGTAGCCGTAGTGGTGCTGCATCTGGTTCTGCCATTCGCGCCCAGCGGAGTCCTTGCCGGCACGCACAGAGCCCGCGGGATTCTCGATGCTGATGTCCATGCCCTGAAACCGGACGTGACCCTTGGCGTAGTTGCCGGCGGCCTTTTGCGCCTCGGTCGGCTGCGGCGTGGCATTGAGGGGTGACGTCGCCGCGGCGTGCGCCTGAACGTCGAGCGGCGTTACTGCATCCGTGCCGGCTGCTCCCAGAGCCATACCCGGCTCGCCGCCGGGTGCAGCGACTTCGGCAGCAGTATCTGGGGTAAATGACACTGCACCGTCACTGAAGCCGCCCACAACTCGGCTTCCTGCAATGTCAGCACCTTGTCCTTGATCGCCCGGCGCAGGTATTTCGGCAACTTCGTTTCCAGCGACTTGGCCATTGGTCTGCCCCTGCCAGTGGTTGAACAGCATCGTCGCCATGGTCTGATCGACGCGCATCAGGCGCTGCAGCAGTTCCGGCGACGCTCGCGGTGAATGCTTCAGCAGGCCGATCGCGGTCGATACCTGGCGCTCGCTGGGCCCGCCGTCTTCCGGCGCCGGGAGAGCGGGACGCGGCAGCATTGCCTGCCCGGCGGGAAGCTCCGGCTGCGCTTGGGTATAGGTAGCGCCATTGCGCTGATTCGTCAGTTCCGGCGACGGGCCGGCGGGAATGAACTCGCCCTCGACGCCTCCACCGCCCGGGCCCGCCCCGATGTCGCCAGCTGGAATCGCATTGTCAGGTTGGTCGCCGCCCGCCTTGCCCATGAGGCGATCTTTCGCCATCTGCCCAGCCTTGAAGCCGCCCGCCATCAGCGTGGTCTGCAACATCGTCGGGCCGGCGACCTCCTTGAAGGAGTCGCGCCAATCGGTAGGCGACGTGAATTCGCGTCTGGGCGCCTTGGTCATGCCGGCGTCGACCTCAGCGTTGTGCTGCCCCATCTGGGTGGCGGTCTCCGTCGCCAGTTCCTCGCCGTAGAGCGCGCCGAGCTTGCCGGCGAAGCGCGTCGCGATGTTCTTGCCGAACAGCTTGCCGATCGCGCCCTTGACCGGCGCCGTCAGGATCCCGAACGACAGCGCATTACCGGCCGCCTCCGGTACGGCTTCCCATAGGCCATAGGCCTTGATCGTGTCGGCGAGTTGCGCCTGCTTGGCCTGAAACTCCTGCGGGCTGATGGGCTTCCCGGTTGTCTTGAGGCTTTCCGCGTTCACCGTGTCGTGCAGGTCGCGCACGAACTGGTTGGTCGCCATGCGGTAGGCGGCGGTGCCAGAGGCTGCCATACCCGCAGCGTAGCCAGCAACAGGCGAGGCCACCATGCCGGCCGGAATACCGGCACCCAGACCGGCCGCAGCACCCGCTGCAGAAAAGCCGGCGCTCGGGCCCAGCGAGTTGATGTCCTGCGCGGTGATGCCCGGGATTGCGGTCTTGGTGTTGGCGTCGCCTGGCTTCGATACCTCCTGCGCGCGCTGGCGAGCGCGATTGATCAGCGCATCCTTCCAGTCTGACGTCGCATAGGGATCGTCGCCCTCGACCGCGGCCGCCACCGCTGCCGGCGTGTGATAGACCACGGCATCCCAGACATTGCGGCCAAGTGAGGACAGGGTATCACCTACCCCCATGCTGGCCGGCGCCGCCTGTTCCGGTGCCTGGTCGGGCTCGAACGAGACGAGCTTGAAGTTCTGCGCCGACGCGTCGGGGAAGTTGGCGCGGACCGGATCCGCCTTGAAATCGGAGTCGACGGCGAGCGGTATCCGCTCAAGACCTTGAGCCATGGGTCAGTCCTTCGGAATGGGTTTGTGATGGCCCGCCAGAACAGCAGGACCAGAAACGCAAAACCCGCCACGAGGGGCGGGTTCTTTTCTTTGGGCGCAACGGCCCGCCGCTACTTTACCTCAAGCCGGAACCACAATTCCAGCCCGGCGCGCTTCGTCTTCCAGTGCCCGGCGCTCGGGGCTGCCGTCTTTCGGGTAAGTCTCGAGCTCGCGCTGCAGGATGGCCCGGCGTTCGCCGTCGCGCGCCGCCTGCTGGTCGGCCGAAACTCGCGGGAAATCCGGGGGCGTCGTCGAGGCGCGCGGCGCGTTGACCTTCTGCATGCCGCCGCTGATCTTCCCGGTGACTTGCCGCGTGCCGATGCCTGTCGTCGTCACTGCCGGCGCGGCAGGCTGCCCGGGTTGCGGTGTCGCCTGTCCAGCATCGCCGCCGAGAATGAAGGTACGGCCACCGTAGGACACGGCAGGCACGCGCTGCTGCTTGCCGCCGACTTCGACCACAGCGGTACCGGTCGTGCCCTTGTCGGCGATCTCTGCCAGCTGCGCTGGCGTCAGCCCGGGGTTCTTCATGAACAGCCGCTCGGCGGTCACTGCCTTGGCGGTGGTCTCCGGTGACCAGTTCCACTTGCCGGATGCCTGATCGAAGTTCCCGCTGCGCTCGAGCAGGATCTTGCGGGCGTCGTCGAGGACCGGGCCGGCTTCCTTCACATCGAATCCGCGATTGGCGCCAGGCGCATAGGTCTGCCCGGTGCCGGGAATCACCAGCGTCTGATCCTTTCCGACGGCAACGGGCTTGTTCAGCGCCTCCTGCGAATCGGCATGGGCCTTGAACAGTATCTCGGCGCGCTTGGCCTCGATCTCGGAAATGCGCTTGGGATCGCGCAGCGCCAGCAGGTACTCGGCGAGCCGTTCCTTCGGCACGGCGATATCGCGCGTCTGGCCGTCGCCGGTATTGACCGTGAACACATGCGAGCCGTCCTCGTTGCGCTTGAACTGGTCGATCGTGTTGCCGTCGGCGACATAGCGGTTGTAGGCGTCGACGAAGCCGCTGATGTTGCCTGTCGTGCGATAGACGCGATCGGCGCGATCATTGGCGCGGGCCAGCAGTGCATCGCGGTTCTGCGTCATCTGGTTGTAGTAGCCGGTCGCGAGATCCGGGCGGTTGAGCTTGATGGCGGCCTCGTACATGTTCTTGGACATCGCGAACATTTTTTCTTCGTCGCGCATGTCCTTGCTGCCCTTCATGCCGGCGGTCGCTGCCGTGCGGATCTGACTCGTCGCCCCCTCTTCCTCGCGCCCCTTGGCCAGCCCCTGCACCGCCGCCGCCTTGTCGGGCATGCCGAAACGGGTATAGACATCGGCCTGATTGCGGAAGCGCTGGGCATCGACCTGCTCCGGCGAGAAAGGCGTGTCCTGTTCCCGGTTGCCCATCTTGTGCCGTGTCGTGGTCTTGGCGGCGAAGCTGGGACGCACACCCTCCGGTGCCTCACTGGCGCCGTCGGCCGGCGTGTTGAGTTGCGCCCGGGCCTGCTCGGTCGGTTGCCCGCCCTCCATGTACTTCGGCAGGTACTGACCAGTGTCCTGGTCATAGACCATGCCGTCGGCGCCGGGCGTCGTATCGGTAAGCTCGGTACCGGATACCGTCTCCGGTTTCACGTCGGCGGCCTTGGCCAGTCCGTAGTTCATCATGCCGCCCTTGATGTCGCTGCCGGCGCGCGACAGCAGTTCGTAGGTCGCCAGATCGTTGCGCGTCATACGCAGTCCGCCCATGATTAAACCTCCACCATTTCAAGGCCCAGCATTCCATAGTTGACTGAGGCGAAGCCCAGATCATCCCTGCTCACGGCGTCCGGCATGATCGGCTCGACCTCATCGGCCATGACGCCGCGCAGGCGCTTGCCGTCGCCGATGTAGTTGAACTCGTAAAGATTCAGTCCGGTGCGTTCGTCCTTGCCGACAAGCGCGATGTTCTCCTTCAGGCGGCGATCGGACGATCCCCACAGTCCTGCGCTGGCGCCACCACTGTAAATGTCCATGCCCATCTTCGCCATGCCGAGCACGGTTCCAAGTCCGCTGTTGTCGTTGGCGACCGCAGTGTTGTAGTTGTTGGACTGCATGCCGGCAACCGTGCCAAGCCCGCTTTGCAGCAGCGAGCGCCCCTGTCCGGTGATGTTCGCCGCCGACGTCATGCCGTTGATCAGTTGCGTTCCCGGTGCCATGGTGTTGCTCACGGCCGAGGTTCCGGCGCCAGTCGCAACCGAGTAGGCGCCGGTCGAAGCGCCAGGGAGTCCGCGGCCGAGTCCAGCGGCATCCATCCGGCGTGCCCAGCCGATGCTGCGCTGCTTGTCGCGGGCGCCGGTAGCCGCGCCGGCGACGGCCGAGGCGTTGGCTGTGCCCATGCCGCCGATCAGCGTCGCGATCTTCTTCGGCGCGAAGCCGTACCGCATGCCCTGGCGCATCAGCATGTTGGCCTGCTGCGTCTGGCCGCGGCGCGTATCGGCGACGGCGGTCCCGGCAGCCTCTTCTATCCTGGCGTCGGAGCCCTCCTTGACGGCATCGGCCACCATGCCTTGCTCAAGCGGCCGGAAGGTGCTGGTGTTGTAGTCGTAGTAGTCCTTACCCTGCCGCGCCGTCTCGTCCATGATGCGCTGCTGGGCCTCGGCGACCGGCTTTGCCACGGCCATGTTCTGATCGTACTGGCGCTTGGATTCTTCGAGAACGCGATCACCCTGGTCCGCCATGATTTGCGCGGATTCTCTGGACGCAGCTGCCATGGGGGTGTAGTCGGGTGCCGCTGGCGCATCGCCGCCAAATATGTCGCGCTTGACCAGTCGAATATCGAGTAGTGGCGGCGCACAGTCGGCCTGCATCCAGAATTTGCGGTTACTCATGATCGTCCCTTTCCCTCGCTAACCAAATGTGCGTTTCAGTCTGGCCGTACTGCTTGAAGCCAAGGGCTTGCGCCACTCGCAGCGCCCGCCCGTTGTCATGTGTCACCGGCGTAAACAGCGTGCCGTGGCGAGCCTGCCAGCGGGCGATGATCGTCCTGCACTCCTTCAGTACGCCACGCCCGCCCAAGCCTTGCGGAAAGGCCGCCAGATGCACCACGCTTCCGGTCCGCGTAGCCACGCCGCGGGACAGTTTCACGAACTCATCGGCTCTCGACAGGCTCGCGACTACCTTGTCCAGCGGGACTCCTGATCGCTGGGCGATTTCCGACAGGTCCATTGCTACTGCAGGCGTTCGAGGATCTCGTTGATCTTGTTCGCGCAGTCCGCCGCCGTCGCCGTGTCAGCGTTCAGCGGCTTGATCGCCGCCACGCGCCGGGCCGTGATGATTTCCAGCGACTCCTTGATGGCCCCATCGAAGCGCGCCCGGTTCTCGCCTGGCTTGGGCGCCGAGGGTATGGCTGGCTTCTTCATGCCTGCGCCAACTCCTTGGGCGTTTCAGCCAGTCGGATCTCCTTCACAGCGCATTGCGACGTGACCTCGACGCTGAAGTGATCTTTCTTGTAGCCGGCCGGCAGCCGGAACACGAGCTCGCTGGTAATGACGCGCGACGCAATGATCTCGTCGCCAGAGTAGAGCGTGACCGTGACCTGGTTGCTCGCCGGGTTGTCTGGCGGAATCGTGATGGCTGATCCGTTGATGTGGATCTCGCCATAGTCGTCGTCGCCATAGCCTCCGCCGATTGCATCGGACATGGGAGCGGTCAGTGGTCCGCTTGCCGGCGACGGGAACAGCGCCGCGTTGGCGGCCTCGATCGCTGCAATTGCCGCCGTCAGCGCCGCGATTGCAGTTGGATTGGCCGCCAGATCAAAGTCGATCTTGCCGGCGCCGATGTTGATGGGCTTCGGAAACACGAATTCCTTGCTGCGCCAGTTGCCCTGCAGCGGCGTCTTGCTTGCGGAGTCCCACAGCAGAATCCCGGTCGAGTTGGTGATGTAGAGCTCGCCGCTGGATACGTCGGCATAGAGTTCAGTCACCGGCATCGAGACGCCGATCACTGCCGAACCATCGAATATCAGCATGGCGCCGACACCATCGTCAGCGGTGTAGGCGACGTAGACGCGACCGTTCGCCGTGGCGAAGATCATCGTTTCAGGGTTCAATGTCTCCCATTCGTCGAGGGTGTACCAGGTATCAGTGAAGATCCTCACGCCGCTGGCGCCAACATAGACAGCGCCATGCCTCGATGAATACAGCACGCCATCGCCGACGCTGATCACGCTGCGCTTGGAAAGGCAGGGGTACATTCCCTGAACGTCCTCGCCAGACATCGATGCCGGATCCACGCCGGTGGCAACGAACGGCATACCAGCTGTCGCCATGACAGCCGTCGTGCCGAATACCGCCAGCCCGACGCCGTTGTAGCCGCTGGCCAGTTGATAGACCTCCGGCCACGCATGCGGTTGATAGGGCTCGGAGGCGCACAGGAGATTTCCCACGAAGCCCAGCAGTGAGCCCGAAGGATGTACGCAGAGCCCGGTCAAGCCGACCGGAGGCGGCAGCCATCCATCGGTGATCAGTTCGTCGCCGGCGAGATTGATATCGGTAATCGTGTCGTTGTAGGTTGTCGTCGCCGCAGCGACGCCGGTTGCATCGAGCAATTCCCATGTACCGCTCGCTCCGGTCGTGCGATAGACGCGCTTGATCATGCCCGACGTATTCCACGGCACCTTGCGCGTCCATGTGTCTGTCGTGTCGGTGGCGTTGTTGTAGGCACCGGTCGGGTTGCTGGTGACCGTGAAGGTCATGGTCTTCGACGCGGCATTGATCGCCGTCAGCACCCAGGTTCCGTTGACGTTCGTGACGGTGGTCACGCCGGCGATCGTGACAGATTCGCCGACGCGGTTGTAATGCAGGTTCGTCGTGGTGATCGTTACCGACTTGCCGGTGTAGGTCAGCGCCGTGATGTCGCCGGAATTCGGCGGCACGACATCGATCGCGGAAAGCGCCCAGGTGTCGTCGACCTTGCCGACTGTCTCAGCGGAGATCGGCGACGGCGCCGATTCCTCGCCCAGCGCCGAGTAGAAGGTGTAGCAGTAGAAGCGGGTAGCAGCCGACCCGACGCCGCCTGACGGCGAAACGGTTGGGGCTGTCTGTGGGGCCGGGATGCCGAGGGCGAGTTCATTTGCCGCGAGCGGGTAGTTGTCGGCCCCGCCTGATACCGCGTTGGTGTAGGTCGCCATCTTCGGCTGGCCGTCACCAGTCCAGCAGAAGCGTGATTCGACATCAGTCGATAGCGGAACACGCACGCAATCGACATCGGTTGGCCAGGAGAACCACGCCGACGACAGCGTACCGCTACGCGCCTTGAAGATAGACGACGCCGGATTGGTCTTGGGCGATGCCGGCGTATAGGTCAGCGCTGGATTGCGCAGGGGGCGCAATTCGCCCGACTGCAGCTTGACGTTGGATGCCGACCGCGCAGCCTCATTGGGCAGCAGGCGGCTTCCCATGCGCGGGATCATGCCGCTGAATGGGGTGATGCGGATCATCGCCATGTCAGTAATAGATGACAACGTATCCGTGTTGCCCGGCGTACCCAACGCTACCCGGATAATCCGCGTCGCCCGCATTTGCAACGACTGTTCCGCTTCCTGCGGTATTTATCGTGTTGTCGCCTGAAACAAAGCCAGAGCCACCTCCGCCGCCCGCGTAGTTCACGGCTCCGTAGCCCCCCCAATAGCCGTCTCCACCATTCCCCCCGAAGCCTGACCCAGCGCCCCCATATAAAGCAGACGCGCCAGCCACTTGCGATCCGCCCTGGCCAACAGTACCTCCGCCGTCTGACGTGCCTGCCGCGCCGGAACTACCACCGCCGGCGCCGCCATCCGATCCCGAATAGGCATAGCCAGCGCCGCCGCCAGAGCCGGCGATAACCATGGCGTTGCCCTGTGCAACAGAAGTATTGAAGACCCCGCAGAGGCCGCCACCAGTTCCGGTGTACGCGCTGCTAGAACCCCCCGCGCCCACTTTGATCTGTAGTGTCTGTCCTGGCACTACAGTCACATCGCCTTGCGCGAAACCGCCGCCGCCCCCACTTGATCCGTATGTAGTCGAGCTTCCGCCTCCGGCACCCCATACCTTGATCCGAACCTGCCCAGAGTTGTCTTCTGGAATTACGAGCGAATTATCTGTCGCGTATAGTGCGACGCGACTGAACGGGGCCGCAAGCAGCTTTCCCCCAAACCCGCAGAGCGCATTCACCATCATGGCTACGGTTCCGTACTCACGGCATAAGTCGCCATCAGCACGACCTCGATCAAATGCGCGTCAACATCCAGCGTGTCGGCCCCATCGGTCGCCTTGCGCGAAACCCGGACAATGATCTCGTCGCCGGCCGCCCAGGATCCGCCCGGCGTGATCGCGGCCGTCTCGGGCGAGATCTGCCGCTTGCCGCTGGCGCTGGTATCGGTCACGGTGACGGCCGTTCCCCATGCGCTATCGATGGTATCGCCGTCGCCTTGGGCCTGCATTTCGATCTGCCACACACAATCGTGCGACGTCGCGCTGCCAGCCTCCTTGTAGATGAACAAGGCCTTGAAGCCGGCCGATTTATCGAGCGCTTGGGGTGCGCGGAACGAGAACTGCGCGTACTCGATGGCGTCCTTGTCGAAGGCCATGTAGCCCGTCATCACCTTGTGGGTCGTCGATTCGTCCCACGCCAGCGGAGCCGCGCCACTGGTCACCGGCACCTTCATCGCGCCTACCGGGAAGCAGCCAATGACCTCCTTGACGCCGATCAATGCGATCGTGCCAGGCGCATCCTGGTGGGTCTGCGTGCGATCAGCCGTGGGATCTCCCGGGTCGATCGTGAGCTCGAAGGCATCATCCGTCGTGCCTTTGAAGATGATCTTCTTGCCGGCACCCATGGTCAGGTCGCCAGTCATGGTGCCGCCGGTCAGCGACAGATACAGTGTGTCGAGATACGTCTTGAGCGCCGCCTTGATGTTCGCCCAGGTGGTCTTCTTGACACCATCGACGTCCTCGCTGTCGCTGATCCCGAGGCTATCCGCATCGACAGGCGCTGCCTTCGCGGTAGCGCCGGCGATTGTGGCGCCGAGATTCACGGCGGCCTGCATCAGACTGGCGGTTGGTCGGCACGAAACAATGTCGCCGATCGACCAGGTAGTTGCGCTGGTTCCCTCCTGCCCGCGGCCGGCCACGTCAGCCGTATTCGTGCCCGGCACGCCGATCGTGAAGGCGTCGGTGCCGGCGTCGTGGCGCACCACGTGGACGATCTCCTTGGTACCGTCTGCCTTCTGCAGCGTCAGCTTGGTGTATTCGTCCGTTGTTGCGCCGCCGTCGTTGATGGTCGGGAAGCGCGTACCCTGCCCGGTATAGACAGAGCCCGAGGTCGAGAGCGCCGTCAGGGCGCCGGCCAGCGTGCTGTTGCCGTTGTTGGATGCCTTGTAGGTGATGGTAGTCATGCGTTGGCTCCGGGTGTAATGAGCGCGACAAAGGCCTTGTAGCTGAGTTCAGAGCGCCCCGAGTTGACGTGCTCGTCATCCTTGCTCTCGGCCCAATGGATCACATACCGCGCCAGCGCCGGCTCAAGGGATTCGGGAAGCTCGCTGATCGTGTCGTCCAGCGCGTAGGTGCCCGGCACGCGCACGCTCTTGACATCGAGGCTCTGCCCGGCATTGGCCGGCGGATAGACGAGGAAACGCAAGGGCTCGCCCTCGATCGGGCACCACTGTTGCGCCGCAGACTTGGTATCGCCGCGCCAGGCCGGCTTGTAGGCATCGAGAGCGGCGCGATTGAACCGTGTCAGGGCGGCGCCGTTGGTGATGCACAGCACATCGAGAAGCTGCTGGTCAGTCGTGAAACTCAATGTCTGCTCGGCCCCATTGGCACAGGTGAAGGCATTGACCTTGGTGAAGAGCGCCGGAAGGATGATCGAGACTTCCTTGATGCCGGCATTGACGGCGCGCACCAGTTCGTCGTTCGACTGACGATAGGCAGAGCTCGTCGTGTCGTTGAGCGGATCGCGCGCCAGGGTGATGATGGTCTGGGGGGTCACGGTGCCACCCTCTCCGATCGGTCGGCGCCGGCGAGCGGTTTATGGAGCAGGGGATTGCGCATTGAATTCCTCCTGGGTGATCGTCGGCCAGCCGGCATACCGCAGCATCAGCGTCGAGTTGTCGCCCTTGAGAACCGTGATGTAGGGCGATTGACCGTCCCACTCGGCGGCGTAGATGATCTGCGGATCGGCGGCGTAGCCGTCTCCAAGGGACTCGCCCTTGGCGTGAAGTTGTCCGGCGAAGTCGGTTGCCTGAATCCGTACCGGGACCAGTTGGCCGAGGGCTTCGGCCATTGCGGTGCGGCGTTCTGCCGCGATGATGACGTGGTAGATGCTCATCGATCGATCGCTCCAAGTTCGGATTGCGAATGGGTCTTCGTGTCGGCATAGATGCCACGGACGGTGCCGTTGAGTTGGTACAGGCCAGCGAGACAGCCGACTTCGAGTTTGGTCGGTGCTGGGACGCTGGCCGATGTGTCGGGGGTTTGCGCCACGCCGTTGAAATCCATCTTGATGTCGTTGGTCAACGCCGCGAATGACGCCTTGCTTTGGGTGCCGGGGGTGTAGGCGTCGGATGTTGCCTGCACCCATTGCTGTACCCCTCCAACGCTTCCAGAAAACGCGCTTACCGTAGCGTTTGCAAGATATATGTGCGCGAAATTATTACTCGTTCCATCGCTTAGTGCAGCGACGGTCGCGAGAGCAGAAACCCCGCTCTCGCGCCGGAAGCTATCCACATGCAGCGTCTTGATGTTCGCAACATCGGCGCCGGTGTAGGTCAGGACATCAGCATCGCGCTGGACGGCGGTGGCTCCGGTGGCGATGTATGACGTTCTCTTCGTCCCAAGTTCGATCTGCGCATCACAGAAGACGCCAGAACCTTGGAGGGTCGTGTCAACGATTCCAGTTGATTGCGTCGGGTTTGTGGTTGCGGCTGGATATACGTCGAACTTGTACGCCACCGCCGTTGCTGTCTGCGACAAGCCAACTTCCCAAAACGAATCGTTATAGCTGCGGCAATACACAGCACCGGTTGGGGCCACTGTGAAACCCGTGTAGGCTGACCAGAGGGTTGCAACTCCGTTACTTGTATCTACAGTACAGGCGACTAGATTTGTTGTGCCGACGTTCAAATAGAAGAACAGCACTGGATATGCAGCTTGCGGTCCGGTAGTTTTGGCAATAAGCACGGAGGCTGTCCAAGGCGCGGCCGTAAGCGTGGCCGCTATTGCACTCACCCCCTCTATGACACCGGCAGCATTATCTGTCAGCGTCCATGCATAGTTGGCTTGGCCGTTCGGACCTACAGCGTTCTGTGTTGCTGCTGGTGTGCCTGCGGGATTCCAGCTTGTCAATGTGTTGCTGTAGGTGCATACGTTGATCCCCAGCGGTTCGGGGTGATACCCAAGCGCCGGATAGGTCGCGCTGTCGGAAGTGGGCAGCGGGTTGCCGCTGTAGTCAGTCGCAAAGCACTTGACGCCATCGACGCAGGAGCCGTGATAGACGTAGGTTGCGCCTACGTCCTGATAGGCGGTTGCTACACTGCCGAGTTCAAGCTGGGCGCAGGCGAAGCCGGCAGAGCCTTGAGCGGCCACATCTGCCGTGCCGGTTGATTGGTTTGCCACAGTTGTTCCGGCTGGGACAAGCTGTGAATACCAGGTGTCTGTAGTTGCCGCAAAAGTAAGCGACACCTTCCACCAATTAGCGTCGTGGCTTGTACATGTTGCTGACGACGCAACAACCGTATAGCCGGTCATGGCCGTCCAGACGGTAGCTACTCCGTTCGTCGTATCGACGGTGCAACTTGCCACTTTCCCGCCAGCACCGAAACCAGTGTAAATCAGCGGGTAGCTGGATTGCGCGCCAACAGTTTTTGCCACATACGCCGTTAGCGTGTAGGTTCCTGCCGCAAGGCTGTGGGTGGCGTAAATCGTTTCGGTGTTGCCCGCTGAGTTGTCGGTCAGCGTCCAGCCCTGCGCCGATACACCCGTTGGGCCTACGCGATCCTGTACCGGCGAGGGCGTCGATGCTTGTGTCCAGCCCAACGTAGTTCCGCTGGTGTTATTGAGTTGATTGCTGAACTTAATTAGGTTCCGCTGCACCGCGCCGACGCTGACGTATTCGCGCAAGGTCGTTTGATCAGAGCAACCAGTAACATCCAGCGCCATCAACTCTGTGACCGTCACCGATGTTGCGGTATTTCCAGCACGACGGATTATGTAGAAACTTGGATTCGCCGAAGTCACTACACCAAGACCATTATACGTTGTCGGTATAGAGGTCAGCGTGACCGTCACGTCAGCCATTCCGCTACAGTTGCTCCACACGATCGTTACGGTGCCGGTGCCCGACAACTTGGCTTGCAGCAGAACAGATTGACCGACAGGGACAACGATCTGCTGCCGAATGTGATCGTTGTCGGCGGGTAGCGTCAATGTGTTCGCGCTCGGAGTTCCAGCCGTTCCACCCTTCGCCCACGCAGCGTTCGTCACATCCTCGGTGCTGCCTGATGCGAGTCTGTTATAAGTCCGCCGCACACCCCTGAACCGCGCCTCGCCTGCCAGCGCCGTGTATTGCCGGCCCTCGAAGTCCTTTTCGGTGGCCGTGGTGGCGCGAACGAAGGAAGGGGTGAGGGTGCCGCGCTGCGGTACTACAGTCGTGAGGAGATCGGCGGCGATCGGCATGCCGTCGAGCAGCGCGCGCCTTCTGGAACCGCTGCCGAACAGGTTGCCGATCGCGCGCTCGATCATGCACGGCGGCAGTCCGCGCACGCCGCCGAAACGGCCGCGGGCGAACCTTCTTGGCGTCATTACGCCTTCCTCAGAGTCACGGTGAAGTCGTAGCTCGCGCCGCTGGTGGCGCCGTAGGTGGTGAGCACCAGGTCGCCGGTGCTTCCGGATCCCGTATCGAGCTTCCCCTTGCCGTCGCTCAGTGCGCCGTAGTCCTCCATATAGTTTCCGGAGGCCGGCACGGCGGCATTCACGTTCGACGTGTGCTTCCAGATCAGGGCGATCTTCGAGAAACCCTGCACGGAGGCGCGCAAGTCGAGCAGCGGAAGGGAGTGCGGCTCGGTTACGCCGTCCCGAGACACCAGAGTGCTCTTGTCGGCGATGATGGTCTCGGTTTCG